GGTGCAGCGACCCCGCCCTCGCTCGTGCGGTTCCATAAGGCCTATCTCACTGTGTAGCTCTATGTTTCGTACCCCTACTCCCCAACCCCATCCATAACAGACGGGTGGGTCTTTTTAGGAAACGAAACCAAAAAAAATAAAAATAACCAAATCATGTTTCCCCCATAAGAGTTATGCGAAGAATGATTGACTGTTGCCTATACCTCACAATGTCAGTAATTACGCTGCATGCGTGAAAAGCTTTCTGGTCTGTCAATCGACAATGGTTCGTTCAGTGTGAACCTTTGTCTGTCCTTCAACGTCTTCAGCTTCGGCATTGAGATCTACGAGGGAGCCTTCCTCATCCGCTTTGGGTGCGTAGTGGCATGGATCGAAAGATAAAGAAGAAGAAGCCCCGTAAGGAGCTGCGAGAGAAGTACCCACTGGAGCGGGTGCTGGTTGAGTCACAGGCCATAAAGAAGCAATGGCAGTAGAAAGAGGATTGTGGTGAGTAAGAAAGATCCCCGTCTCGAGCGAGCAGGCGTCTCTGGTTATAACAAGCCGAAGGCCACTCCGTCTCATCCGACCAAGTCTCACGTCGTGGTTGCCAAGTCTGGCGACAAGGTAAAGACGATCCGCTTCGGCCAGCAAGGCGCTAAGGGATCTCCTGACGGCTCCAAGCGCAATGAAGCATTCAAGGCTCGCCACGCCAGTAACATTGCCAAGGGAAAGATGTCGGCGGCTTATTGGGCTAATCGCGAAAAATGGTGAGTGCCATCAAATGCGATGCCGTCACTCGACGCGACGACGGTAGGTACGTCAAGCCTTGCCCTAGGTGCGGAGAGGATCAGGACTACCTACGCCGGAATTACGCCGTCCTTTCATATCTAAACCAAAAGGTCTGCAAGGCCTGCGCAAATAAGAGCACAGATAACTCTGGTCGCGGTTTCCATGAGGCTATTCGACTCTCATGGTTTGAGAAGTTTAGGGTCGGCGCACAGACGAGAGGGCTGGAATGGAGACTTTCGGTAGAAGACGTCTGGTCAATATATGTTCGACAGGATGGGGCGTGTGCGTTATCGGGACTTCCGATTGGTTGGAGTGAGGTTGGGCAAATCCATACAGCCTCAATCGATAGAGTTGATAGCAGCGTTGGTTACGTCCTAAGCAACGTCCAATTGCTTCACAAGGATTTGAACATGATGAAGCAGGCTTTTTCTGACGACTACTTTGTAACCATGTGTTGGCTGGTGGCAAACAATACGGATAAAGAGGTGAAGTGGTGAGTACGCTACTCGTCAACGTCCCTTCTCAAGCTGTGTGGGTGCGCAAGGAATATCTGCGCGACATGCAGGACGGTCATGGCGAGTTCGTCAAAGGCGTATGGGTTACGGCTAAGTCAATTGCTGGCCGCGCCCTGTATTTTGAAACGTACCTTCCAGAGTACGGTGCCTTCTTCGACAAGCTGCCGATCTCGGCCTTTGTGTCGCGGCCCGAAACTCCTACACCAGATTACCCGCTCTCAGATCTCCAGTTCTGGAACTGCATGGACTACGGCGTTGTTGCGATCTGCAAACAGTTTATCGCCAGCATGCAGTACGAGGCGCGTCTGCGTAGCGGGGACACAGTCAAGGCTGAGTATCTCTTCACGCTAGACAACTACCACCCAGACAACGATGTGGTGGATTGCGGCACCTCTGAGATCCCGTCAGAGCACAAGGCGATGAATGTCCTCGCGCTCGAGAACGGACAGTTCTGCGCCTACCCCAATAATCGGATGCGCGTTTACGACATCTCGCTGACGCCAAAGGAAGTCCTCACTCCAGACTTTAAGGCATCTGGGGAATTCTTTGCTGTGGAAAATCATGACTTCACGCGCTATGGAGATGTGGACGAATACCACTACTGAGGTGAAGACATGAAGAAAGTATGGGACAAACCTAATCCAAAGAAGAAGTCGACGCCGCTTTCGCCAGCAAAGAAGGCTAGCGCTAAGGCTGCAGCCAAGAAGGCTGGTCGCCCATACCCGAACCTCGTGGACAACATGCGAGCTGCAAGAAAGAAAAAGTAATGTGGATGAAGACTGCTCGCGAGTCTATTGGCCTAAAGGAAGTCGCTGGACCGAAACACAATACAAAGATTCAGGCATGGCTCTCCTATCTTGGCGCTTGGTGGAAGGACGATGAGACCCCTTGGTGCGGCACATTCGTTGCCCACTGCTTGCGTGAGAACGGTCTCCCCGTTCCTCAGCACTGGTATCGCGCACTGGCGTGGAAAGATTATGGATCCAATCTGCGGCCCACTCACGTATGTGAAGGCGCGATCCTAGTCTTTGCTCGAGAGGGTGGCGGTCACGTTGGCTTCTACGTCGGCGAAGATCGCTTCTACTATCGCGTGCTTGGCGGTAACCAGTCGAACGCCGTCAACGTCATGCGCATCGCTAAGAACCGTTGCATTGCCATCCGCTGGCCGAAGGGCGTGCCGGTAACCGGCGGTCCCGTCCACGTTGCATCCAATGCTCCCGTCTCGGAGAACGAGGCTTGAGCCTAAAGCAGCGCCTACTGGACTTTGAAGCCGTCGCACTCTGCATGATCCGTAAGTGGTGGAGGCCTATGACCTGCGTCTGGATCGCGGGAACTATGGCGGTCCACGGAGTCGTCGCTCCGCTCTACATGCTCTTCGTTAAAAACGAGGCTCCTAGCGACATGACTGGGCTGTCTCTTCTAGTCACCGCCATTGCCGCTGCGTTTGCAGTGAGGGAGTGGGGCAAGATCAAGGGATCTAGTAATGATTGAAGTGTTAAAAGGTGTTTGGGTTTTCCGCCGATTTTTTGGGTATGCCATTCTTCTCGCCGTCATCGGCTGGTTGATGTTCTCTAAAGCAGGTCTCGAGAACGACCTCCTTGAGCAGGAGCTCGCAAACAGCAAACTCGCTGATCTGGTGGATAAACAAAATAATCGCATCGAAGCCTACGAATCAGTTGCAAAAAAATCGGCTGCTGCCGCAGAGAAGGCGCTTAAGGAAGCTCGAGTCGTGGAAAAGTTCCACGCCAATAAGGCAACCCGCATCCTCGTTTCGGTTCCAGCAAACAGCGATGAGTGCATTGCCGCCCTCGATCTGCTGAAGGAGTACCAGTAATGCGCGTCCTAGCCCTGCTGCCAGTCATGCTCTTGCTGGGCTGTGCGACCAAACCTCCAATCGAGATCAAGATCCCTGTGCCGGTGCCGTGCATCAAGGAGCAGCCGGTCGCGCCGATCTATCCGACAGTTGCAGAAAGCGCTGGAATATTCGAAAGAGTGAAGGTACTGCTTGCTGAGCGTGAACTCCGCAAGGGGTACGAAGCTAAGTTACAGGCCATGTTGGCCGCTTGTGGAGAAATCAAATGAAGATGAACGGTAAGAAGATGGATAAGATGGATAAGATGCCAAAGGGCAAGGGCAAAGCCAAGGACGCCGATCCAAAAGCTAAAGACATGATGGGCAAGATGAAGATGCTCATGAAAGCAAAGAAGAAGTAAGAAAGTGGATAGGTGCAGAAGAACTGCACCCACTGCGGCCAATTGAAGCCTAAATCAGAGTACCGCCTCAATCCTATGACGGGGCGGTACTCTTTACGTTGCATGTCGTGTCCGCCTACAAAGATGGCATCAAAGTACAAATGCCTCGAGTCCTATCTCAGGGCTCGCTTTAATGACGCAACAAGGAAGTCAAAAGGCGGAAGCTTTTCAACTGATTGCTTTACGTTTGATTACCTGCTCGATCTTCTTGATAAACAGAATAGACGCTGCGCGGTCACCGGAAAAACATTCACCTTTGGAGGAGACGATGTCGGCACCAACATCAGTATTGACCGGATCGACTCGAATAAGCCGTACTCCGCAGGCAATGTAAGGCTGGTGTGTGTCGCAGTAAATCATATGAAGCGCCGCATGAGTGATGACGAGCTTGTCGACTGGTGCTTAGATATTGTTAAGGGTATGGGTTTGTGGAAATAGAGGCAGTAGCTAAAAAGCTTATGGGGGACTTCCCCCTGTATGCGAAAAACGTGCTGCGCATCGTCGACAAGCGCGGTGAAGAAAAGCGCTTCAAGCTCAACTACGGTCAGATGATCCTCCACGAGAAGTTAGAGAAGCAGCTCGCCGACACCGGTCGTATCCGCGCTCTCGTGATTAAAGGGCGGCAGATGGGGATCTCAACCTACGTCGAGGGTCGGTTCTTCTGGAAGACGACCAAGACCAAGAACGCAAACGCCTTCGTGCTCTCCCACCTTGCAGAGTCGACCACCGCCATCTTCCGAATGGTACGCTACTTCTACGACAATGCGGCTCACCCGATCTTTAAGCCGCCGCTTGCGACCAGCACGACCACCACGATGGTCTTCGAGAAGCTAAACTCCCAATACCGAATTGGTACGGCGCGATCCACGAACATTGGTCGGGGCATGACCAACCGCTACGTCCACGCATCTGAGGCTGCTTTTTATCCAAATAGTGGCGAGATTGTGGCAGGTCTACTGCAGTCGGTCCCCGCCGAAGACTCCGAAGTTATCGTTGAGTCTACAGCTAACGGTGCCGGTGGATGGTTCTACGACCAAGTGATGAAGGCGCTCAGAGGAGACGGCGACTGGATCGTGATCTTTATTCCTTGGTTCTGGCTCCCAGAGTACGAGAAGAAGTGCGATCCGTATTTCACCCGCACAACGGAAGAAGAAAAGCTGGCTGCACTGTACAACCTATCCAACGATAAGTTGAACTGGCGCAGGTCCAAGATCGACGAGCTTGGATCTTTGGATCTGTTCAAGCAGGAATACCCATGCACACCAGAAGAAGCGTTCCTGTTCTCTGGTCGCAGCTTTGTTGAAGAAGACTGCCTCATGGATGCAGAGCGTAACTGCTACAGCCCAGACATCGAGGGCAGCTTTAAGGACGGCATAATCACGCCGCACGAGAAGGGATCTTACAAGCAGTGGATCAAGCGCGTTGATCCGGATGAGCGCTATTGCATCGGCGTCGACGTCGCTGAGGGCTTGGCGCACGGCGACTACACAGTGGCTCAGGTACTGGATTCCCTTGGTCGACAGGTGGCATCATGGCATTTGCACATCGATCCATACGAGCTTGGTGACCAGCTCTGCGCTTTGGGCAAGATGTTCAACCGCGCCTACATCATTCCAGAGCGAAACAACCACGGTCTTACCACGATCCGGCGGATGCAGGATCTAGGTTACCCCAATCTTTATGTAGAGCACACAGTAGATGATGCGTATGCAGATAGAATGACTAAGCGTGCTGGTTTCTACACGTCCAGTAAGACAAAGCCATTGATTATCGATAACCTCGCTGCATTGCTGCGTAAGCGCGATAGTGGAATATCAGACACAGAACTTGTAAAAGAGTTGCGTAACTACGTTATTGATGACAAAGGCATTACGAATGCGAAGGCGGGTTGCTTTGATGACAGAGTAATGGCATACGCAATAGCTCTATTCGGACTTAACTCAATGCCACGTAATCGTAGAACGAAAACCGTAGCAACTAAGTACGAGCCGTTCGATAGTGTCGTGGGGTATTGATGTACGAAGACGAGATAGAAGACGAAGACAATGGAGAATTCGCACCAGTAGAAAAACGTGAGGAAGATCTTGAAGAGTTTCAGGGTCTGGGTCCACGTCTGCAGTCTTTGTTCACTGAGTACAAGGATGCCCGTAACGACATAGAGGATGAGTGGCTTTCGAGTTTCCGCCAATTTTTGGGGGAATACGATCCTGAAGTCCTCGCAAAATTAACCGGAACACGCTCGAAAGTATTCGTCGGCCTCACCCGCACTAAGGTGATGTCGGCGTTTTCGCGTCTTGTCGACCTCTTGTTCCAGAGTGGACAGGACTTCTACAGCATCGATCCAACCGCAATACCTGAGCTCGACCCACTCGAGATGGCTGCGATCACCAAAGAAGCTACTGCTGAGATCATGCAGGCTTCCGGTGCAGCTTCACCTACGATGGTGCTCGACATCATCAATGAGCGCCGTGATGAGCTGATGGATCAGGTGCGCGACGAGGTTAGACGCCGCGCCAAGATGGCTGCGTCTGAAATGACCATCCTTGTCCGCGATCAGCTAGGCGAAGCTAACGCTGAACAGAAGATCAAGGAAGCCATCATGGAGTCCTGCATCTTCGGTACTGGCTGCATCAAGGGCGGTACAGTTCGAATCGAACGCAGCAAGCGCTGGAAGCGCAGCTACCAGAATGGTGTGCAGGCTCACTCGCTTACGGTCGTTGAACAGGTCAAGCCAGACATCGAGTCGGTATCGATTTTCGACATCTATCCAGACCCTTACGCAACGTCGAACGAAGACCTTCACGGTTTGTTCCGCCGTCACGTTCTTACCCGCCGCCAGTTCCGCGACCTGCGTGACCTTGACGGTTTTGACAGCGATGCGATTGAGGAGATCCTCTCTGATAGTCCTCGCGGCAACCACGTTGAAGAAGACCACGAGCGTATCCGTCGTGAAGTCGCCAACATCAAGCTGCAGTCCGGTCCCAATAACCGGTTCGAAGTACTCGAGTACTGGGGATCGATCAACGGAACCGACCTTCTCGAGGCAGGCGCTGAGCTCCCAGAGGATTCAGAAGAAGACGACGACTACGACGCCAACATCTGGATCTGCGCAGGCAAGGTTATCCGCGCCACGCTGAACCCGATTCCGGATGGCCGCATTCCTTACAACTGCTTCCCATACGAGCGTAACCCGCACCAGTTCTGGGGTACAGGCGTGCCTCGCATGATGCGCGACTCGCAGTCGACCATGAACGCGGCGACCCGCATTTTCATCGACAACATGGCAATCTCCTCTGGCCCAATGGTCGAAGTCAATATGGACTTCCTCGAGGCCGGTGAAGATCCAACCGACCTGCATCCTTGGAAAGTCTTCCTGCGTAGCGGCGGCGATCCCAATGCACCAGCCGTCCGCTTTAACCAGCCAGTGGCAAACGCTAATGGACTGACCAGCATCATCGAGATGTTCCGTAAGTTCGCGGACGAGACCACCTCTCTGCCGTCATACACGCATGGCGATGCAGGCCAGCAGCTCAACAAGACCGCAACCGGCATGTCCATCCTGATGGGCAACGCTAATGTTGCACTGAAGTCGACGCTTAAGAACGTCGACGACTATCTGATCATTCCGCTGATTAAGTCTCTCTACCATTGGAATATGGAGTGGAGCGACAACGAGAAGGCGAAGGGCGATCTGAACGTGACAGCTCGTGGCAGTACTTCACTTATTCAGCGTGAAGTTCGTTCACAGCGTTTGCTACAGTTTATGTCTTTGATAAGCAATCCTATGGATGTTGCTATAACAAAACGTAAAGAGTTGCTTACTGAGATTGCAAAGAGTATGGACATTAATCCAGACGAAGTAATTAAGACGGATAAGGAGCTTCAACTTGAAGCGCAAGCACAACAGCAGCAGATGCTCGCCGCAAACGGCGCAGGCGGTGCTCCAACTGATGGCTCAGCCCCAGTGGAAGGACTTGATGATCTTTCTAACGGAGCGGCTGGAGGCTTGCAGGGACAAGTTGGAGACCGTTCCGGACCACAAATTTGATCAAGGTAGAGCAGCAGAACTGCGCTTCATCCTTGAACTAGAAGATACCGCGCAAGCGGTTTTAAGCGCGAAGACGACCTCGAAAGAGACACCCGTCTTCTAAACGAAACGCGGACACTCCGTAGCGGACCCGCAAACATTGGTGAGATATGAAGGTAGACCCTGAGAAGCTTGAGCAAGAAGCCGACGAACTTTTGAAACAGATGATGGCAGAGCAGGACGGACCGGAATCCCAGCCCAAGGCTGAAGAGACCGACACCCCGCCGCAGCCAGAGGAAGATGAAAACCCACCCGCAGAATCGGCGGACACTGGGGAAGACGGCGAAGAGATTCCACAGGAAGAAGATCGCGGCGATCAAGATCCTGATGAAAGCGAAGGCGACCTGCAACAGCAGATCAAACTCGCGAACGAGCGTATCAAGAATGCTCAGGCTCGAATGACAAAGGCGACGCAAGAAGCGGCGGATCTGCGCAAAGAAGTAATAGCGCTACGTCAGCATAATGCGGAGCTGAGTTCTGAACTGGCTAATGCCCAGAACGAACGAGACGGTGAAGATGATGATCTGAAAACCTTTGCTGAGGAATACCCAGACATCGCTGCGCCGCTTCTGAAGAAGCTGGCAAAGTTAGAACAGACAGTCACCCAGTATAGGGACCAAGTGAGAACGAATGAAAGTCAGAGCACTCTTACTGAGCACTTTGACACCATCCGTCAGTCGCACCCTGACATGGACGATATCGTCACGTCAGATGACTTTGTTGGATGGCTCGAGCGTCAGACGCCTGTATGGCAGCGTGTAGCCAATGACGGCAGCGCCCATGAGGTAGTTGAGCTCATCAATCGTTATAAGGAGGTCTTCGATACACAGCCGCAACAGCCGGTCTCAAAGGTTGATAAGGCGCGACGGGTTGCAGAACCTACGCTCCCCAAAGCTCGACGACCGGACCCAAGCTCGGGCAAGCGAATCTGGAGCCGCCAAGAGATCACCCGTATGCCACTCGATGAATTCGAGCGACGTTCGGCAGAGATCGATCAGGCGTATCTGGATGGACGAGTCCGTTAGTCCAATCCTGTTGTAATAAGGTTTATTTAACATGCCTGCTTTTCCTACCGCTGGTACTAACTCCGCTGCGAACTTCATTCCTGAGATTTTCTCAAAGAAGCTTCAAGCGAAGTTTTATGCCTCGTCAGTACTCCCCTCGATCTCGAACACCGACTATGAAGGTGAAATCTCGGGTCAGGGTAACAAGGTAAACATCCGCACCGTTCCTAACGTCACTGTAGGCGACTACACTGGCTCAGTTTCGTATGCTGATGTCACCACCCAAGTTGTCGAACTGAACATCGACAAGGCGAAGTCGTATGCCTTCAAGGTAGACGACATCCTCAAGGTTCAGGCCGACATCGCGTTCCAGAATGAAGCATCGAAGGATGCTGCTGAACAGATGCGTATTGCTGTTGAGACCGACGTTCTCGGCAACATCCCTACCGCTGCAACGACCATTTTGGACAAGGCGTCGGTTTCAGAAACAACCCTTCTGAACCACATCCTCGAAGCTGGCCGCAAGCTGGACGAATTGAACATCCCTGATTCGGATCGTTTCCTCGTTCTCTCGCCGCTCTACATCGAGATGTTGAAGAAGTCGGAACTGCGTCAAGCTTACTTGACCGGTGACGCTGCTTCGCCACTCCGCAACGGTAAGGTTGGTCAGGTTGACCGCTTCACCATCTATCAGTCGAACTTGCTTTCGATTGGTTCCGGCGGCGATGCTGGCAAGACGTTCTGCCTTGCTGGTCACCCTAAAGCTACCTGCTTCGCTTCGCAGTTCGTGAAGACCGAAACAGTTCGCTTGACCGACACGTTCGGCGACGGCATTCGCGGTCTGAAGGTTTACGGTTACAAGGTCGTTGTTCCTAACGCCCTCGTCACCTTGAAGCTGAAGACGACAGCCTAATAGAAGCGGGGGCGAGGGAAACTTCGCCCCCAACTCTTTATAGGTGAAGGCATGCAACTGTGCCTTCTACTATGCAGAGAACGAGGAACACCGTGGAAAAAGCTATCGAAGATATGAGCAAAGATGAGCTCGACATCTATGCACGAGACAAGTTCGCCGTAGAGCTCGACAAGCGTCGGCGCATTGAGGATCTTGTTGAGCACGTAAAAACGCTCGTAAACAACAAGGGCAAAGTTGTTGAAGCTGCAGTCAAGGCTGAGCGCAAACCAAAAATCGTGCGCCATTTGAAAACTGGTGTAGAATGGTTCTGGAGTCCTCTATATAAGGGCAATCCAGACCTTGAAGTTATTGAGTGGGAATAAACTAAATGGCGACGACCAAAGCTGTTGATCTAATCAATCGGGTTAGCATCACACTCCAAGACCCCACGTTTGTGCGTTGGACTCAGAGTGAGCTGCTGAACTACCTCAACGATGCCCAGCGGCAGGTCGTCTTGTTTCGTCCAGACGCGAAGGCTATTAACGCTGCGTTTGCTTGCACTAACACCGCAAAGCAGACGCTCCCTGCGGATGGCCTTCGCCTCATCAACGTCTTAAGGAACACTGAAGGTCGAGCTGTTACCAAGGTCGACCGCAGCATCCTCGATGTGCAACTACCTACATGGTACGAGACGGCTGCGGCAGCGGACGGCGTGAAGCACTATGTATACGACGCTCTCGATCCGAAGAACTTCTACGTATTTCCAAAGCCTGCTGCAGATCACGAGATTGATATCGTGTATGCGACGGCACCGGTCAATATCGTAATCTCGAACTACACCACCGACGTGCAGGTAATCGGCATCGACGACATCTACGCTAATGCGTTGATGGACTACATGATGTACCGCGCTTACCAGAAGGACAGCGAGTTCGCTAACCTCAACCGCGCCGCTGTGTACTATCAGGCGTTCACTACGTCTCTTGGCATCAAGTCGCAGGCTGATGGTGGCTTGCTTGAAAGCATGGTCGCTCAACAGCCACGGCGTACTGCCCAGTGAAGTACAGCGATCTCTTCGTCTACGTCCTGAGTGAGGCTCCGTCCTGCCCTGAGTTCACCGCTGAGAGGGCTATCAGAGACGCTTGCATCGACTTCTGCGCACGCACAGACTTGTATCGCGCAGAGCCACAAACGCTCGTTGTTTCACGCGGTGTAACGGACTACGAGATTGATGCTCCTAGCGGCACTGAACCGAACCATGTGAAGGCGATCATGCTTGATGGTCGTGCTCTTGAGTCGGTTCCTTATGAAGATGCCTTCATGAAGATCGAGCTGTCGGACTTTGGAGCGCCTACATACTTCTCGCAATACGATAATCGCACTGTCTTGGTGGGGCCGAAACCAGAGGGCAAGGCAAGTCTGAAGGTTCTGTACACGCTGAAGCCTACGCAGACATCTACAACGATTCCGGATACGATTGGCCTAGAGCATCGCGAGACGCTGGTGGCTGGAGCTCTATTCCGCCTGCAGATGATGTCTGGTCAGCCTTGGATGGATGGCGCTGCTGCCGGTGCAAATAGGCAGCTTTATGAGCGCGGCGTTGCTGCAGCCATGCGGCAGGCCAAGTACGGTCACGGAGGAGCAGCCCTTACCGTCAAATCAAGAGAGTTCATCTAATGGCTTACTCAGAAACTCTATACCTTGTTCAAGGCGACACGTTGCCTCAGCTTAAAGTCACTGTGCGTGACCGCAATCTAGCTGCGGCTGGCAAGGTGCTCGACCCAGAAGATCCGACTACATGGGCTCTGGTGAACCTTACCGGCGGGACTGTTCGCTTGCGCGTTCGCGAGATTGGTGGATCTACTGTCAAGTCAACGCTTGTAGGCACCAATACCAACGCTGTTGGCGGTGAAGTTGTATTTGTGTTCGACGCGACCACGCTAGACACTTCTGGTGTTTTCGAGGGCGAGATTGAATACACAGAAGCTGGCGGTGGAAAGCAGACAGTATACGACTTGATCAAGCTCCAGATTCGCGAGCAGTTCGCTTAAGGAGCCGCCAATGGCAATAGCCGGTATCGAAACTGGTGGTACTGGTGAAGGCCCTATGGATGCCTCGACGGACGTCAGAAAGTTAGAGGTTGCGCCGCTCGAGTACACAGAGCTGTCAGCATCTACGGGTTACGTAGAGCTTGATGCGCAGACGCAATACAGGTTCTTATCATCCGCGAGTAAGTACGTCGCGCTTGCCGCGCAGAGGGCTTATGTGCGCCTATTCGCTAGCACGGCCTCGATCCGTCCAGTAATCACAACCGCGCTTGGTATATTTTTAATCTTCCGTGGGCTTGCGGATGCAGTAGGGATTACAGATCAGATTCGTCGCGTCTTTGGCAAGGGATTGTCGGACAACGCCGCCACAACTGATACTCAATCCAAGTCACTTAGCCGCTCGAGAAGCGATGCCGCTGTAGTAAGCGAAGTTGTATCTCGAGGAACAGGCAAGGCCTTAACTGAGCTTGTGACTGGTGCGGACTTTTTAAGTAAATCATCTGGCAAGAATCCCAACGACATGCTGTCGGCGTCGGACATCTCAATCAAATCGATTGGGAAAGTGTCCACTGAATCAGTGGCTGCAACAGACGTTCTTTCAAAGACAACGAGCTTTATACGGGCGCTATCTGATGCATCAGTTGTCGTTGATGCTTCATCGAAATCGTTTGGCAAAAATGCAGTAGATAGTGTGCAGTCATTGGATACTCGCCTGCTGAGCGTGAATAAAGTTCTATCGGACATTGCTTACGCAACTGATGACGTTAACGGCGCTTCTGCGGGTGACGACCAGACAATTCAGTTCTTCAAGTCGAGATCTGACGCAGTATTATCTCAAGACATCATCGCGATTGTTTCTACCTTCTCAAGAGTGTATAGCGATACGGCGTATACCTCAGAGGTGTCGGCAAAGGCTTTCGACAAATCGCGTGAAGATCAGGCGGTGACATCGGACTCAGGCTTTGTTAAGAGCCAAGGGTACTGCGATATAAGTTACTTCATGGAGGATTACGTGGGCGCTATACGAACATTCTGAGGGTTAACATGAATACGAACGAAATGATCAAGGCCACTGGCCGACTGAATATCCAAGTTATCGGCACTGATGGCGTGATCAAGGAAGAACAGACTGTAGACAACCTCGTTGTCAGCGTTGGTCTGGACTTCATCGCAAGCCGCATTAAAGATGCAACCGCTGCCGCTATGTCACACATGGCCGTTGGTTCAGGCACTGCTGCTGCAGCAAGTGGGAACACAGCACTTGGCACTGAGCTTGGTCGTGTCGCTCTGGTGTCGACAACTGTAACCAACAACTCTGTTGCGTATGTCGCTACGTTTGGTGCTGGTGTAGGCACTGGTGCGGTAACTGAAGCAGGCTTGTTTAACGCTGCCTCTAACGGAACGATGCTTTGCCGCACCGTCTTTGGTGTCGTTAATAAGGAGGCAACTGATACGATGTCGATCACTTGGACCGTCACTATCGGCGCTGCGTAATTCCTCTGAGGCGAGTCTAAGATGGCAACTATTGTTACGCGGTCCGGAAAAGGCTCGCCCCTTACCAACAATGAAGTTGACGCCAACTTCATAAATTTGAATACTGAGCTGGGGACGAAGGTTAATGCCTCGTCTCTAGCGGCTGTCGCAACCTCTGGTGCGTATGCCGATCTTTCTGGTAGGCCGACAAACGTCTCATCGTTTACTAATGACAGCGGCTATCTAACCAGTTTCACCGAAGCCGATCCGACTGTACCGTCGCACGTCAAGGCAATCACGACGACAAACATCAGTAACTGGAACACGGCGTTTGGCTGGGGTAACCACGCATCTGCGGGATACCTCACCGGCATCACGTCGGGTCAGATTACAACGGCTCTAGGCTACACGCCAGCAGCATCTGGTCCTAACTCTGACATCACATCCATGACGGGCATCACGGGCGGCATATCATCGCCTGATTTTGTACAGTTCGACATCACTGCTACTGTAACACCCGCTACTGGACGCCTTTATTTCAACGATGCTGAAGGCGGCTTGTCCTACACACTTAAGGGCGGCAATGTCGTTCAAGAGGTAGGGCAATCGCAGCAAGTGCTGGTCTATAACGGCACAGGTTCAGCCTTGTCCAAAGGGCAGGTCGTTTACAGCAATGGAGCGCAGGGGCAGCGTCCTACGGTTGCTTTGGCGCTTGCTACGGGCGATGCAACATCTGCACGGACGCTTGGCATTGTTGCAGAACCTATCGCCAACGGAGCGGAGGGTTGGGTATCGACGCTTGGGATTGTTGAAAACATCGATACATCCGCATTCGCTGCTGGCGCACAACTTTACCTTTCTGGCACAACGGCTGGCGGGTTGACGGCGACCAAGCCCGTGGCCCCGCTTCACATGGTCTATGTTGCGCGTTGTATTAAGAGTAACGCTTCGTCTGGCCGCTTGTTCGTCACCGTGCAGAACGGATACGAGCTCGATGAACTACACGACGTTGCTGCTGTTTCGCCAAGCAACGGGCAAACAATCGTATTTAACAGCACGACGGGCCTTTGGGAAAAGAACACAGTATCGCTGACCGATGGTGTAAACGGGACGCTTCCTGCTACTAAGGGTGGCACAGGCTTAACGTCGGCTGGCACTGCGGGTAACGTCCTTACCAGTGACGGCACGGGCTGGGTATCAAGCCCTGCGGCTGGCGGCGGTGCAAGCGTTACTATTGGTGAAGCGCCACCATCATCTCCAACAGAGGGTTCGGTTTGGTGGAATAGCACCACTGGCATCCCATATATTTATTATGACGACGGCGATACCTCGCAGTGGGTTACGTTTGCTATGGGGCCTTCTGGCTCTAATGGGACAAACGGGACTGATGGGATAGCCGTTTATCCGCAAAACATTCAAAGCGGAAACTACACGCTGCAATTAAGCGATGCTGGCAAGCATATCTATTCCAGCAACACGGCCTCGCAAACAATAACGATCCCGACAAATGCGTCTGTTGCATTCCCCGTCGGTGCGGTAATTACCATTGTGAACATGGGAACAAACGCCATTACATTGAGTGCAGCGGGTGTTTCGATTTTCCCAACCGGAAGCCTGACTGCTTTATCTAGCGCACGGGTCGGTTCAGGCACATCTATGCAGCTAATAAAAACTGCTACAAATTCGTGGAACATACTTATTGGAACGACGGTAACTTCAACGACAGCATCTTATCTGATTGTTGGCGGTGGTGGCTCTGGTGGTTCAAACGACACCAACATGGGAACCGGCGGTGGTGGCGCTGGCGGATTGCTGTCAGGCACTTCGACTTTAGCCATTGGCACAACCTACACAATTACAGTTGGCGCTGGTGGCGCTGCTCAATCAGGTAACGGCAACGGGAATTCTGGTGTCGCCTCTTCGGCACTAAGCGTTACCGCAAACGGTGGTGGTGGCGGTAGCGGTGTAAGCACCGGCGCAGGTGTATCCGGCGCATCTGGTGGCGGCGGCTCTGGCTCATTTGCTTCTGGAACAACTGCTGGAGGATCTGGCACATCGGGGCAAGGCAATGCTGGCGGCACTGGACAAAACAGCACATCTGACGCGAACGCGCAGTGCGGTGGTGGCGGTGGTGGCGCAAGCACAAGCGGTGTCAACGCTGGGCTTGCTGGTGGTAACGGTGGTACCGGTACAGCAAGTTCAATCACTGGTTCATCGGTAACTTATGCTGGTGGCGGGGGCGGTGGCAAGCGAACCGCTGGAACGGCTGGAACTGGCGGCGCTGGCGGCGGCGGTAATGGTGGTGCAGATGCCAACGGTAGCGCAGGGACTGCAAACCGTGGCGGTGGCGGTGGCGGTGCTGGCACTGGTGGTGGCGGTGTAATTCGCACAGGCGGTGCGGGTGGCTCTGGTGTTGTCATCCTTTCTATCCCAACAGCCGACTACAGCGGAACAACCACAGGATCTCCAGTTGTTACGACAAGCGGCAGCAATACCATTTTGCAATTTAATTCGTCTGGGACTTACACAGCATGACCGCATTAAACTTTCCCGCAAGCCCAACGGTAGGCCAAGTTTACACTGCCAATGGTAGCTCTTGGATATGGGATGGCACTGTTTGGGTTGGTGGCAACGTCACGCCAGCAACTTCAGGCGGCACTGGGCTGACATCATCAGGCGCTGCTGGAAATGTGTTGACCAGCGATGGCACGGGTTGGGTGTCCGGCGCAGCACCATCAGGCGCGGTGGAATATCCACAGAACGTGCAGTCAGGGAATTACACGCTTGTGCTGGCTGACGCTGGCAAGCAAATCTATTCGGCTAACACTGGCGCACAAACCATCACAATCCCGACGAACTCATCGGTTCCGTTTGAGATTGGGGCGGTGATTACCATTGTTAATAGGGGAACTAACTCCATAGTTTTGGGTAACACGGGCGTTTCTGTTTTTACGAACGGCTTTCCGGTTAACCTATCTTCACCTTCAATCGCCCCCAATAGTTCAATTCAAATAGTAAAGACTGCGGAAAATTCGTGGGTTGTTACATTTGGCGATTTTGTTTCAAATGATGCCACCATTACTTATCTGCTTGTGGGCGGCGGAGGCGGTGGTGGGCGGTATAGCAGTGCCGGTGCTGGTGGAGGCGGTGGCGGTGGCGGTGGCTTTGTAACAGGAAGCTCTACTTTAAAAGGACTTACCGTCTACTCAATCGCTGTCGGTGCTGGTGGAACTGCCGCTACTGGCACTGGTGATTTGTCTGGAACAAATGGTCAGAACAGCACTTTTAACAACGTCATTGCCATTGGTGGTGGCGCTGGCGGAGGTGGTCAAGCCGGTTCTATCGGTGGTTCAGGAGGTGGCGGTTGGTGGCTGGCCGCAGGCGGTGCGGCGCAACAACCAACATCTACTTCTGGCGGGTTTGGTAATGCTGGCGGCGCTGGCTCTTACAAAAGCGACTTTACTCGTTTAGCGGGAGGTAGTGGTGGCGGCGCTGGCGCTGCCGCTGTCAATTCGGCTAATGGACTTCCACAAAACGGCGGTGCTGGTAAAGAAAGCACGATAACAGGCTCATCAGTTTTCTACGCTGGCGGTGGCGCTGGAGGCAACACAACTGGTTCGGGTGTGGGCGGCGTTGGCGGCGGAGGTAATGGCTCCGCATTCGTTGGAACAAATGGAGGCGCGAACACAGGAGGCGGCGCTGGTTCCAACGCAAACGGCGGTTCAGGAGTTGTGATTATATCATCACCCGTTGCTGCCATTTATACAACTGGTTCTCCTGTTGTAACGACTTCTGGTGGCAATACAATTTACAAGTTTACATCATCTGGCACGATTGCATTCTAAGGATATTATATGGCTCATTTCGCTAAAGTTATTCACGGGGTTGTCACAGAGGTTCTGGTCATTGACCAAGACGTTATCGACACGGGCGCATTCGGCGACCCATCGCTATGGGTGCAGACATCATACAACACTTATGGTGGTCAGCATCCCGAAGGCCGTCCGCTGCGTAAGAACTACGCTGGCATCGGTTACACTTATGACGCAGAGCGCGATGCGTTTATTGCGCCACAACCGTTTGCTTCATGGGTGTTGAACGAAGATACCTGCCTGTGGGAAGCGCCAACAGAGAAGCCCGATGACGGCAAGCTGTATCTTTGGGACGAAGCTACATTGGCATGGAAACAGGTCACTGAAGTAGAGAAGTGATCTAACTTGCTTTTTCGCTCATCATTAGCGATGAAGCATAAATTTTAATTTAACGCCTCTCCATGTACGGAGGTGAGGAGGTAAGCAGATAGGCTTACAGATGGCTAGTATCAAACTGCAGACATTTGGTGGTGTGTTACCCCAAGTTTCTTCGCGCCTTTTGCCGGATACAGCGGCGACCATTGCTGAGAACGCACGCTTTGATTCTGGCCGTCTATCTGCTTGGCGAGCTCCTATTGCTGGACTTGACCACAACAACGTCGCCTTTGTTGTTCCAAACAACACTCGCACGATTTACAAGCATCGTGACCGGCAGAACAATTCCTACTGGCTTGTGTGGACCACAGACGTCCACGCTGTTTCATCTCCGATTGCTGAAGATCCATACGACCGTCTGTACTGGACGGGCCAGCAGTACCCACGAATGGCGATTGGTACAGAAGTTACTGGATCTGTTGCGCCTACATACGAGCCTTCGGTAACTCGCAAACTTGGCGTTCCTGCGCCTACGGATCAGCCAACCGCTGTAGTTACAACGCCAGTCACCGACGCCACAGTCACTGCATTGTCGCGATCCTATGTCTACACATGGGTGTCAGGGCTTGGCGAAGAGTCAGCGCCTTCTCCTGCATCTGGGATCATAGAAGTAAAGACGGGTGAGACTGTAACTATAACGATGACGGGATCTGTTCCAGCCCACATCTTTAATACTGTTTCTAAGCCAGCGCTGCGCCGCATATATCGCACCAACATCAATGGTGAGTTCCAGTTCGTTAAGGATATGGCGTACAGCGCCACGTCGACTACAGACGCAATCCTAGACGAAGATCTGGGAGAAATAATTCCATCGACCAATTGGAATCCTCCGCCTGACGAGAACACTGGTAACCACCCTGACGGCCCCATGCTTGGGCTGACGTCGATGCCCAATGGCATTCTTGCAGGCTTCTCTGGACGGTCCGTATTTTTCTCGGAAGCATACCTTCCGCACGCGTTTCCTAAATCCTACTCATTGACCACCAAGTCTCGAGTAGTTGGTCTTGCCAGCATCAGCATTGGCTTGATGGTTATGACGACAGGTAAGCCCGTTTTGATGACTGGATCATCACCGGCTGCAATGACGGCTACAGAGATCGACAACAACCAAGCGTGCGTGTCTGGTAGGTCTATAGCCGACATGGGTGAGGTTGCTCTGTACGCATCCCCTGACGGGCTTGTGGCGGCGGGAGAGAACGGTGTTAACCTAATCACTGAAGGCATCTTCACACGCGACCAGTGGCAGGCCCTGAACCCGTCGAGCATTCACGGCTATCACTACGAAGGTCGGTACATCTTCTTTTGGCTGAACGGGGCTCAGAGCGGTGGCTACGTCTTTGATGGTCGTGGTGAGTACCCACAGATCTCCACCCTGAATTACTACGCCAAGGCTGGTTATAACGATCCCGCCGACGATGCTCTGTATCTAGTTATCGAAACTGCAGGTGTAAGTACCGTTCGCAAGTTCGATGGAGGCACTGCTTCGCCATATATATGGCAGTCAAAAGAAGTGCGGATGGAAAAACCAATCAACCCATCATGCGCCATTGTCGACGCAGAAGCTTATCCCGTCACGTTTGATTTATACGCAGACGGTGTATTGAAGCACACCCAGTCCGTAACAAGCGGATCGTTGTTCCGCCTTCCATCTGGCTACCTTTCAAAGGAGTTCCAGTTCCGCATCACCGGTTCCAACGATGTGAACCAAGTGCTGATTGCGGAGTCGCCGGAGGAATTTCAGTGAGCTTACCCAAGACTCCTATTAAGGGAGATCCGGAGACTAGGCGTTTTCTTGAGGCTGTCCGCCAGAGGGTTGAGAGCGTTGAGGATAATGCTGTCACCGTTGCAGACATGCGCAGCGCTGGTTTCTTTGAGCGCAATGGAATCAATGTCGGGACTAGTAATACCACAGGCCAAGTGCAGGCTCCTACAATACCATCCAACCTGCAGGCTGATGGTGCGTTCGAAAACATCGTAATTTCATGGGACTACGTAGACTACGTAGGTCACAGCAACACTCGCATCTATCGCTCAAACACAAACGTCTTTGCTGATGCAGAGGTGTTGGCAAACATCGAGGGTCGCATTTATGCGGACTTAGTTGGATCTAATAAGACGTACTACTACTGGGTTTCGAACGTAAACGACAACGGGATTGAGTCTGCCACAAGCCAATCTGCTGGAGTGATGGGAGTGACGCTGCCAAATACGCAGTTCATTCTGGATACACTGACTGGTTCCATTACGGAGTCGCAGCTTTATTCAACGCTTGGCACTCGCATTAATCTGATTGATGGGGCGAGCACGCTAACAGGAAGCGTAAACGCACGACTTAACGCAGTGCAGACAGACTTGCAGTCACAGATAACCGCAAACGGCTCTGCCATTATAAGTGTTCAGGATGTGAACTCATCGCAGGCTACGCAGATCACTGCGCTTGGTACACGCACCGGAACTGCTGAAAGCAACATTTTTAACCTTCAGACAACAACCGCTAATCAGGCAACGTCGATCAGCCAATTGACCTCAACGGTCAATGGAAACACAACTTCAATCCAGACGCTGACTTCAACGACTAACGGACTCAATGCTCAGTACACAGTAAAGATAGACACCAACGGATACGTCTCGGGTTTTGGCCTTGCATCGACAGCAAACAATGCAACGCCATTCTCAAGTTTTATTGTTCGCGCAGATCGCTTTTCTATCTCCAGCCCAAGTGGGCCAAGCATTCCGCCAAAGACGCCGTTCATCGTTACAACAACGACGACAATAGTGAATGGCGTCAGCGTTCCTGCTGGCGTTTACATAGACTCTGCAACGATTCAAAACGGCTCGATCACGAATGCTAAGATCGGCGATGCCACAATTGAGTCCGCAAAGATCGTTAGCCTTAACGCAGACAAGATTGTCGCAAACAGTCTGTCCGCCATCACAGCGAACATAGGCCTGCTTCGTACCGCAACAACCGGTGCAAGGCTGGAGATTGAGAGCAATCAGATCAGGGTCTATGACTCTGCTGGCACGATGCGTGTGCGAATGGGTGTCTGGTAATGCCGCAAGGTCTGCAGGTTTGGGATGATCAGGGACGCTTGCTGGTGGATCTCGGAGACTGGCTAGGACGCTTGGCTGGATCTGCAGCCGTTACTATAAATACCGCTGGCTCTACAACAAACAGCCTACTGCAAAGCGGAACACCTTTTTTTGTGTGGGTGCCGTCGACAGAGGAGGCTGTTACTGGCCCTACTACAATGCCATCTGTGACATTTAGTGGATCGACCATGAGCTGGTCATCAGTTCCTGTATCTGGAACACTTATCTACGGAGTGCGCTGATGCCAGCAGGGATGACGATCTATAACAATTCTGGCGCAATCCAAATTGACGGCGAAGGAATTCACTACAACTGCACCGGCTCTGGGACTGTTACGACGAGTAGCAACATAATCGCCCAAGGAGTTATATACGGCAGCGCTGTGGTGGCATCGTTTACCGTCGATGCTTATTCTCTCTACGCATTCCGCTGTGACACAGCCGGTGTGCATGTGCGCCGCCAATGGTTACCGGTGGGCGGATCTACTCGCAACTACCGACTGTGGGTGCTTGGTCCTATTGGTACGGTTATTAACTGGTATCGGTTTGAGCCTGCTACTCAAGGGCAAAGCAACGGCGCTGGCTTCGATATCTACACGCCAGCCGGTGCAATTGCCTTCAGCCTCAGTACAAAGCCAATGGCAATTAGGGAGCTGATCAACATCACCCGTGGCTATGGCGGCGGAACCATAGGGTTAAGCGCGAGCAGAAACTACGCAGTCATCCCATCTGCTCAACTTGGATGGGAAGATGCATCTGTGTTTTTGGGCGTCAATAACCAAGGCGAAGCCCTGTATGAAATACCAACGTCATCGATATACGTGAAGAACAACACCGGATCTGTGACGTTGACGGTTGATCAACGGTCACTTGCGTCTCGAGATAACAACGCCGCCATCGATAATAACGGCCAAGCATTAATTGTGGATGTGACTTACCTATGATGAGCAGCATTGATGTCCGCGAATGCCGCGAATTCGTTCTTTCTGCCCTACTTGAGGTTGCCGAAAAGACGGACGCTGAGTGGACGCCGGAAGATATCTATAACGCGCTCTTGGCAGGGAAGGCATTTTTGTTTATGCATTCTTTTGATAGTGAGAGTTTTGTTGTATTAAGCCAATACAAACACCCGTATCTGGACCGTACCGTACTTGTTGTTGACGTTGCGTACAGTAAAACGGGCAATGCGATAGACCTGCACCAGCAAGAGCTAGAAGAGCTAGCAAAAGCTGCGGAATCAGGTTATATCGAGTTCTCTTCCCCGCGTGCGGGATTCAAGAGAGTAGCCGAAAAACATGGTTACCAAAATGTCTGCACGACGTATAGGAAGAAACTGTAATGGGTAAAGGTTCCAAAGTAGACGAGACAGAGCAAGAAAGAGCTCTCGCTGAAATCGCTGCACAGCGGTTCAATCGGTATAAGGAAGTCTTCGCTCCGCTCGAGGACCAGTACATTCAACAGGTCTTCGATGTTCGCAATCAATCGAACTACGAGAACGCTGGCGGCATTGCTGCTGCGCAGTTCCAGAAAGAGTTCCAGACAGGTCAGGACAAGCTTACCGATCAGATGTTCCAGCAGGGCGTTGACCCATCATCTGGTGCATTCCAAGAAAACAGTGCAGCTCTACGTCGTGCTCAAGCAGTTGGGCAGGGTCTTGGTGTATCTGGTGCAAAGGTTGCCAACACAGATCGCTTCTATCAAGGCCTGCGTGGCGTGATGGCGATTGGGCAGGGACAGTCGGCTGACGCAATCGAAGGCATGGCTGGTCTTGCTCGTCAATCACAGGAAAGGGCAAATGCCTCAGCAGAGACTGCCTTCAATAAAAGTAGCGCAATAAGATCTGGCGTGTCGGCTGGTCTTGGTTACGCTGCAGCACCGGCTGTAGACAGTAGGCTCCAGAGACCACGTTCTCCTTCGCCGACATTCAGCGGCACCACTAATACAACGGGTGGATAACAGATGAGCTTTTTTGACAACCTTGCATTTGTGATGGGCGGTGATGCAGATATCACCCCAGCTATGCGGCAAACTTATGAGTCGTTTGCTCCAATGCCAGCAAGCACTACTGCGGCAGCATCGAATAATGTTCCAGTTACGATGAGCTCCGCACCTAATCAGGTGCGTCGTGGCTTCTTTGGAATTGGAGATGGTCAATTTGAATACCCAACAACTAATTTTACTGCGGCTAATCCAAACACCATCACTACTGGTGCTGGCGGTGGACTTTACGGTGGCAACGTAAGTTATAACCCAACAAGTAGCGCGTATGGCAGCATCAATCCCGCAAACTACTTAATGGACAAGAAGGAAGGTGCGTCAAACTTGAGCGCTGCTGTTACGCGAGCTCAGTATCAGGATTACCTGAACCGCTTTGCTCCCGTAGAAGATTATCTTGTTGGGCAAATTGATGGCCGCAATACCAGAGATCTTGGTTTTGACATCGCTCGAGCAAACCAGTCAGTAACGAACGCAGGCGTAAACATGCAAGGTCAGCAACAGCGTTCAATGGGTCGCTACGGACTTCAATACAGCGGACCATCTATCGCAAACTCGAATGATATTACTGGCGGTCGAGTGGCCGCAATGAACCAAGCCCGTCTGGCAGATGAAGAGCGTGCTCTTTCACTCATGTCTGGTTCGGGGCAAACCGCAGCAGGAGGTCAATAATGGCTGGTCTTATTGGCGTAGGCCGTAACACTCTTGGGCAGGCGTCTGTTGGTTTCCAGCAAAGCGCAGGACTCGAAGCAAACCGCAACGCTGCACAGCAACAGCTTGATGCAGCTCGCGCCGCACAGCGTTCAAGCATGGTGACTACTGGAGCAGGCCTTGGCGGATCCATTGGTGTGAACAACTATATGGCGGCAAAAGCTGCTGCAGCTAAAGCAGGGACTGGGGCTACATCTGCTGCTGCACCTCCAGTAGCTGTTTTGTCTGCACCTGCTGATGTCGCGACAAGCGTGGGTACGCAACTTGGGTCAGTCCCGATACCAGTATCTGAAATTACCGGAACAGGAATAAATTCACTAGCTTCGACCACACCAGAATTGTTGTTGGCAGAAGCTACATCGACGGCTGTTCCTACGGTAGCTCTAGAGGGGGCTGTTCCTGTTGCTGGTGAACTTGCCGGAACCCTTGGCACGCTGACCGCGCCGACATCCGGCATTGCCGCAGGAACGACGGCGGCGGGTACTACCGCAGCGGCAGGTGGAACAGCGGCGACCGGCGCTATGGCTACTATCGGCGCAATCGCAACGCCTCTACTAATTGGTGCAGGCGCTGCACTTCTTCTCGACTCCATGTTCGATATCTTTTAAGGCTTTTAGTTATGGCAGTAGATCCAGCACAGTCTTTCTCTAACGCCCTTGGTCAAGGCCTTGGGATCATGAAGTCCTATCGCGATGAAGCGCGTTTGGATGAGGAGACTACATTTAACCGCAAGCTAGCCTTAAGTGCGGAGGAGCGTGCTAAAAACGCCGATGTGCGTGCTGCCCAAAATCAAGAAATTCTTCTTGAAGCAAACAAATACGAAATTGGTCGCCGCCCATTTAAGGAGAAGGTTGAGCAGACTCAGCTTACCGGCTTTGAACTCAACAACGAAGGCCAGAAGCAGCAGAATGAATGGTATCCAAAGATACAGGCGGAAAACATTCGGTCGAGTAAAGACACTTCTGCTAGGGGATGGGCGCAGGTTGGTTTAGATCGTGAGCGCATAAACCTTGCTAAACAACAGGCTGCGGCTGAACGAGAAGATCGCGAAAGCCGTAATGCTTTCCGCATGCTGGTGAGTGCTGTACAAACCAGTGACTTTAACGCCATTGCCAACAATCCAAAAGCAGGATCTGCAGTGCTTCGCATGGCTGGAGCTGCCGCTGGAGCTCCTGCGCTTCTTGCCGCAATGCAAGACCCGACTGGCTCATGGTTGAGAGATCCAAAGCAGAAGCGTGCCGTACTTAACGTAGCCGCCATCGATCTTGGGAAAACTGCAGACGGCCTTGGATTTCGTCGCGGGTCAGTGTCTATCGCGGACATTCGCCCGTCAAAGATCAAGGGTAAGCTGGATATGGACTTTGTCGGGGTTAATCCAAAGACTGGCAAGCTTGAAAAGCGTGTCGGAAACATGGACGCAGCACGTCTGTTTGATAAGACGGCAGTCTTTGCCAACACAATGCAAAAGATCACGAATGATCCGCAGGCACGTTCATCTTTGGTCAGCGCACTTCGTTCCTCAGAACCCGACATATATAAAGATATGGTGAGCTTTGAAATTAGCCGCCGTGAGTCAGCTATCAAGGGTCTTAAAGACCGCACAATTAAAGTAGCAGACCCGCAGGCTTATATGACTGAGTTGCAGAGGGAAGTAACGCTTCTGCAAAACAACGACAGCAACACGATTGGCAGCATCATATTTCCGCGCATGCAAAAAGTTGGTCGTGAGTTTGTTCAATCTAACACCTCACGCGCATACGACAACGTGGAATCAAAGTCATCTAATGCAGTACGTGGTAATCCAGACGCTATTGTTAAAGGCATTAATGGCGTGCTCGATAGAGCGGCTAGAGACCCAAAATACTACGCATCCATATTAAAAGGTGCTGGCATCTCTTCATCTGGCGGATACGATCCAAACAAGGTACTGCAGGCGATTGGCAGGTAGTACTGCTCTCATTCTTTTTGGCTTTGGGATATTAAATGGCTGTTAATAATAATATGTCCGCGATGGATCGTCTTCTGTCTGAAGTTCGGTCTGGACAAGCGAAGCCTGCATCACAGAGCAGCGCACGCACGCAAATTGAAGCGCCTTCCAGATCCTCAAGCCAGTCAGCAAGTGACTCAACTATCAGTTCTCTTCAGCGCCGTTTGGCGGAAGCGGATAAAAGAATAGCTGATGACAACAGGTCTCGCAAAAAAAGCGGCGTATACAACGCTGTGTCGGCAGTCGGTGATTACCTTCCTATTCTTGAAAGCCGCCGTGAGCAGCTAAAGGCTGATCGCGACAGCATTGCTGCCGACATCGAGGACATCAAGCGCTCTAGGCAGGAGATAAACAAAAGCGGCGGCTATGGGAAAGGCGGAATTGGAGCTGCCTTCCAACGTGGCATAGGACAGGCTCAGTCTACTCAGAACGCACTTGAGGCATTAATCGGCGATGTCGAGCAGGAAGACCTAGAAGGCATCGTTGCTGGTCGAGCTCGTGTACAGAACAATGCCAGAAACAAGAGTGAGCAGGAAGCCTACGAGCGCTTCCAAGCGGCGGACGGCTTCTTTGCTTCAGCTCGCGAGATATTTACAAACGGTCTTCTTCTTGCAAACGTAGCCATAGAAAGCATTCCGTCATCGATGTACTCGATGGTGGGTGGTGCAGTTGGCGGCGTTGGCGGCGCATTTGCAGGAACCGCTGTAGGCGGTCCCGCAGGTACGGTGATTGGCGGACGTGTCGGTGGAGGCGTTGGGTCTGGTGTAGGTAGCTTTGCTACAGAATACGGCAGCGCAATGCTCGAGACGTTCGAGCGCAACGGCATTGATCTTGACGATCCAGAAGCCCTTAAGGCAGCTATAGATGATCCAAAGATTATGGAAGAGGCTAAGGAGCGCGGTCTTCGTCGTGGTATTGCTGTCGCTGCATTCGACGCGCTCTCTGTCGGATTAGCCGGTAAGCTTGGTGGTAGTCAGATTGCGCGGCGCGTCGGCGGTGATATCGCAGAAGCAAGTGCCGGTAGACGTGCAGGAGCAGTGCTTGCTGGTGGTGCTGCTGAAACTGTAAGCCAAGGCGCTCTTGGTGCCGGTGGTGAAGCCTCCGCCCAGTTGTTGTCGGAAGGTCGCATTACTAGCCCACAGGATATCGTTGCTGAATTTGCTGGTGAGTTACCGACGGGCGCTATCGAAGCGACGGTTGGTACAGGCGCGGAGTACATTCGCAAAGACACTGCTAGCCAACCCAATGCAATGGAAGACGAAGAGCTCGCCACAGCACTTGCTGCTCGAGGGGAGGCTAACCCTGTTCGCGAGGGTGGCGGTCTACTTGAAGACCAGAATGCTGTAGCGCTTCGCGGTATGGGCAACATCTCCGCTGGCGGTATGAATTACACGCCTGCGCAGATCCTTGATATTGCTCGTAACAACGAGTCGAACCCACGCATTGCCGACATCATGTCGCAACCAGTGAGCGACGTGGCGAAGGTCCAGCAGGTTGCTCGCATCCTTAATCAGGAAGAGGTTGCTCGAGTCGAGCCTGAAGCCGTTCGCCGTATCTCTGGAATGTTTGGCGGCACAAATTCCGTCAGCAATTCTAAGCAGATGATTGCCGACGAGCTTTCAAAGATCAGTCCTGAAATCATTGCTGAGAGCCCAACTCTTTCAGCCATAGCTCAGTCGCTAGAGTCGACTGGCAAGCAGTTCGTCAGCGGCTTGCGTAACGCCGTCAGCAATTACCAGCCGACCGCACAGACCGGCACTCTATTCGCACGCCCAGAACGTGGCGGCGAAGGCAGCGTCATCATGTCGCAAGAGGATGTGACAAACGAAGCTCAGCGTGAGCGCGAAGCACAGCAAGCTTTCCGCTTGGCAGATGTGCGTCAACGCCGGTTTGACACAGCCACAGGCGAGCTCACACAGCGCGAAGATCTGCGTGCCGGTGCTCCAGAGCCAGAGGCCCAGTTCTTCCTCAACCCAGCAGTCTATGGCGAAGATCTTGGCGGCATTGCTGCAACGATTGTCGGCGCAGAAGGCGGCAAGGTCCGCATTCAATACGAGTCTCCCACAGAACTAGATGGCAACGGCGCACCCGTGATCATCTCAGAGGACGTAGACCCAACTGCAATGTTTGATCGTGTCGTTCGTGGCACAGCACGCATGACGCAGGAGCTCGCTGGCGACGTGCGTAAACCACGTAAGGGGACGGGTACCGACCTGAACCCACGTCAGTCAGTAGACCGCACCAGCACGCGAGCTTTAGTACCGACTGAGAGCGGCTTGCCTGCCACGATCTCGCCTACACGTATGACTGGCTTTGAAGACAATACAGACCAAATGCCGGTGACGCAGAACGCACAGGCAAACCCACAGCAAGAGCCTGCGCCAAACGTAGAGGGCAATGTAGAGGCGCCGAACGAGATCAGCGGCGCACCCGCCCAGATCCAAGCGCCTGCCCAGAATGCTTTGCCAGCTCCAGCTAAGGAAGAGGCTCCAGCTCCAGAAGCTAAGGAAGAGGCACCAGCTCCGGCTCAAGAAGAGGCGGAGGCTGAATCTCCTACTCAAGATGCTGGTCGCAAGGTTGAAAAGCACGTCGAGAATATCGAGGACAAGATTCTTAACGATGACCGCAATGGCGTCGTTCGCTACGCCAATAAGGTTCATAAAGAGGGTCTGATCGACGACGCAGATCTTGCTGAGATCAAGCGCATGTCCAAAGACAAGGACATGGGGGCTGAGGATATTGGGCCAGAGCTTATCAGTCAGCTCAATACCAAGCGCGGTGATGGTGGTACTCAATACTCTGGCCGTCGCGACGTTGTCCGCCCCAAGGCAAAGAAAGCTAGCGACGTTGTCCGCGATACACCGCTGACGAAGGACGCTAAGGCAGCTCCTGAAACTGAAGCAAAACCTGAGATTGATTACGAGGCAGTTATCCAAGACCGTCTCGACAAGATTGCCGCTCGTGGTGGTCAAGGCAGGATTGTTGCCAACCGCCTACGCTCTCTGCTGAAGAAGAACGACTACAACCCAACACAGCTCTACTATGCGTTCCAGATGGGCGAGGTCGTGTCTCGTGTATTGCCTAGCAATTCAAAGGTTGACGTTCTCTTTGTTCCATCAATCACAGCAACTGATGCCGGTGCGGCAGCAGCCAGCGGTATTGATCTGGGTGCAGAAGCCAGCGGAGCATATCGCGCCTACAGCTTAAGTCAGAACGGCTTTCGTGGTCTGATCACGTTGTCGCTTAGCGATAAGCTTACGGAAGTTGCTCGAGAGAATGCGGCGCATGAAGCGTTCCACGTCATTCAAGACTTCCTTCGCGTCGACGCTCCAGATCTCTACAAGACTATCAATTCATCATTCTACGACGGCATGCGGATCAAGGATCTTGACCCAAGCATTATCCGTAAACTGAAGACCTTGGATACGGATGGTGAGGGCAGCGTATACGACAGCCTTATCAACAGCTTCGGTGATACCCCACTGTCTGGCTTTGAGGCGCAGGCTGTGGCATTTGGCGCTCTCGTAGATGCCAAGGATCGCGGCGTTGACATGAAGGGCATGAAGGCTAGCTTCATCCGCTTCGTCGACTTTGTCAGCGATATGCTTCGTGGCTTCCGCAATATCTTCCGCGCAAATCGCGTTGATTCTGTTGCTGATATCTTTGAAGGCTTCCGTACCGGCGAGACATCTAAAGGATTTACTGAGCCTGCGCCGCTTGCGGAGCAGGATAGCGGTGTCCAGTACTCTGGTCGGAAGAAAGATAGCGCCACGGGCGAGTTCAAGAAGAACATCAAAGCATCTAAGCTTTCCGCTGACGAGCTATTTGCTCAGCCAGACGTTAAGCAAGGAACGATGGGTGTCACCGAAGCGGCCATGGAAATCCAGAAGCGCACGCTTTCTATTCTTGGCAGGCCCATCACTGCAGCCGGTCAAAAGGATGACCTTCTTGCACAGACCGTAGCCCATGAGGTGAAGTCTGAGCTGGCACGTTCCGGCAAGCGCAACGCTTCTGGCTGGTACACAGAGGAGATGCGCAAGGCTACTGCTGTCGCATCTATGATCCACCCTGAGATCGCTACTGATGTAGGTGCTCAACTGCACTTTACTGCAGCTCTTGCTATTACTTCGCAGAATCAATCTGTCGATGCCAACGCTGTGTTTGCTGAGCGCTGGTACGAGCACTATAAGAAGAATGGTAAGTTTCCTGAAAACGAAGGTTGGGGCAAGGCCGCATCCTCGATTATTTCCAACGCGAAACTCTTCAACTCAATCGTTGAAAAGTATGGCGCTGAGGCGGTCTCGAAGTTCTTTGCCACCAAGTTCACAGTCCGCGAGCTGCGTGCCGCTGGCTTTAGAAATGTGTCTGGCGCATCTGAAGAGATGGTCTACGGCAGTGCAGTGCTTGGTCCAAAGATTGGCTTTGGCTTCTACTCAAACCTCAATGGTCGCTACGATCCCGTAACAATCGACATGTGGTTTATGCGGACGTGGGGCCGCATGACTGGCGACCTTATTGGTGCAGATCCTGAGCTTATCCAGCAGCAGGAAGAGCGCCTTACTAAAGCGCTGGCAGATGACGGTCGTCCAACAAACGCATATGGAGCAGAGCTGCTTGAGGTTGCGCAGGCTGAGTCCAAGGCTTTCGAGAAAGACTTTAAGGTTAACCGCGCCGCCTACGACAGCGGAGAGAAGGTTAAGCCAGAGACGGCGCTGGCTGCACAGCGTCTTCTTGCTAGCTTTGAAGACACAAAGGACGCACCGAAGGCTGATTGGCAGCGCACTTGGATACGTGATATTGTTGCTAAGTCGCAACAGATCTTGCAAGGCGATGGCATTAACATTACTAATGCCGATCTTCAGGCCATACTCTGGTATCCAGAAAAGCGGTTGTGGTCTAAGAAGTTTGGTGTACGGGAAAAGGGCAAAGGCGCAGACGATGCGGGTAGCGCTGGCGAAACCAGCTACTACGACGAGTTCGTTCGCATTGCTAAGAAGCGAGGATTTACCGATGAGCAAATCAGTACCGCCGTTCAACCCAAGGGGGGACGGGGACAAGGATCAGGAAGCGTTCTGGGCGGAAAAGCCGTCAATCAAAACGCTAACAGACAATCTGGGGCCGCTAATGAATTCGCGCCCAGAGACGCCAGACGCTTCATCCAAGATTCAGTCATTACCAGACTCAATAAAGAGTTCCCCATTCTTGATGGCGCTGGGTCAGCAACTTCTGGAAGACCATCCGAACATGTCAGCCGAAAAGCTGGCGGAAACCTTGCGCGGAGCTTAGAGGGCCGCACACCTGTAGTCGCTACATACAGCCACTCAGTAAAGGTAAAGAACGCACTTGCTGTAGCAGGTGTTGATGCTCCCAAGTTCCTCGAGCTGACCACCGGCCCAGCTTCGGCCAAGCTGTACCATCGACTGATCTCTGAAGCGCAGAAGGCCAATAAGGCTGGCGCTGCAGTCTACGTCTACGACAAGAAAGATTACGCCGACATGCGCCTGTTCCTCACTGAGGACGGGCTCACTGGATTTGCCCTCAAGGGCGACGATCTTGTGTCGGTGTTCAAGCACCCATCGTCAGAAACTAGGGGTGTCGCTATCCCTCTCGCACGTATGGCGGTGTGGCTGGGCGCTCGCCGGTTGGACGCATACGACACCGTCCTCCCTTATTTGTACTCAACGGCTGGCTTCAAAGTCGCGGCGAGGATGAAGTGGGACAATGAACAGGCACCAAAAATCTGGGACAAGACTGAGTTCTCCGCCTTCAATAACGGCGAGCCAGATGTTGTCTTCATGTACCACGATCCCGCACGCAGCGACTTCTATACGAAGGGCGAGGGCGAGTACTTCGACCAGTACAATGACGCTGTAGCAGCTCAATCGGGTAAAGCCGGTAACGTCCAGTACTCTGGTCGCACCGGTCGTGCGGTCTACACGCCAGAGCGCACCGACCTACTGCTGCAGGATCTGTCCTATCCTGATGACGATAACAAGACAAAGGCTTGGATCACCTTCATGTCTCCGGATCAGTTCTTGGGGCTCACCCTTTCGAACAAAGGGCGTGATCTTCTTGCAACAATGGATCCAGAGAAGACTCGCGCTCGCCCATTGAATGTTGATGAGCTACGTCGAGTAGACCAGCCACTATTCCTCGAGATCGCAGACCCATATATGGCTTCCGGCAAGGAGCAGCCTCGACGAGTCATGGGTCATGAAGGCCGTCACCGCATGGCTGCATTCAAAGCCGCTGGCATTGAGCAGGTTCCGGTTATTCTGCGGCGTCAGGATGGACGAGGCGGTCAGCTTGAAGACCTGAACAACTTCACGCTTGCCCCACAACGTGGCGGTCGCAGTGATCAGTACAACAGCGGCGACACTAATGCCGTCCTATCTGAGGCGATTCCATTCAACTATGCGAACGCTGGCCGTATTCGCGAGATGATGGATGATGGGGATGTGCGCTTCTCTGGTCGTCGTGGCAGAACCGTCGATAGCCCGTCATTCAAAAAGTGGTTTGGCAATAGCAAAGTAGTCGATGCTAAGGGTCGCCCATTGGTTGTGTTTCATGGAACCGAAATGGTCGATGAGGAAACCGACGGTCCCTTTGAGGTCTTTGATACCGCACCTTGGGGTACGCAGGATGGTTTCTCGTTTTCCGACAGTGAGCAAATTGCGCGAGCCTTCACCGGTTACGCTCGTGACGGAACCCTATACAAAGTCTTTTTGAAAATCGAAAACCCTATGTCGGTCGACGCGAAGAGGGTTATGGTTAAAGACGGCTATGGTGGGTGGGAGCACGACAACGCAGCCAAGGACAAGCTGATAGCGGAGGCCAAGAAAAAGGGTCACGACGGAGTAATCATTCGAAACCTTCCAGAGCAAGTTGGAATAGGAACCGAGTATGTTGCGTTTAAGTCAACGCAGATAAAATCCGCAGAGAGCAATAACGGTAACTTCGATCCAGAAGATCCGCGCATTAGCTATTCTGGCCGTCGCGGAAGGGGTGGTCGCCAGACTGGGCCACAGGCTCTGCGTCCAAACGCACCAAAGTTCAAGACCGGTCCATCCGTTCTTGGCGTGGATCCAATGGCTGCAAAATACCCAAGGCTGGTTAACTGGTACGAGAGGCTCGTCAACAGGACGCGCTCTCTCAAGCAGCTCACCAAGAACATCGACGACTTCTATAACGACAAGACAAACATCGACCGCGCTGAGCAGTTGATGGGTAGTCGCGCCGCATATACGACGCAAGAGTTCCACCTCAATGAGCTTAAGCCAGTGCTGAAGGAGATCGGCAAACAAGCGCTGTCGATCAATGAAGTCGAAACTTACATGCACAACAGGCATGCGGTAGAGCGCAACGCCATCATCCGCGAGCGTAACGACGCATTCCCAGATGGTGGATCTGGCATCAATGATGCTGCTGCAAAAGCGTATCTGTCCGCACTGTCTCCTGCTAAGCGCAACCGCCTTGAAGCGGTAGCCAAGAAGCTGGACGTCATAACAAACGGAACGCTGCAGGTTCTGCAGGACTCTGGCATAGAGTCGGCAGAGACGATCCGTAACTTGCGTAACGCTTATAAGTTCTACGTCCCTCTGTTCCGCGAAGGCGTTGACGGTGGTCATGCGCTTGGCACTCGTGGCGCAAGCGTCGAGGGATCGGCACTGAAGGCGGCTGTCGGCTCAAGCAAACCGGTTAGCAGCATTATCGCCAACATCGTTACGCAGCGTGAAGCGGCTATTAACCGCGCTGAGGCAAACCGTCTTGGCAACACAGTGTTTCAGGCTGCGTTGGAAAACGGGGATCAAGCCTTCTGGATGGTCATCGATCCTTCGACGGCTACGCCTGATCAGGTGCGTAAGCAATTGGCTGCGATGGGCATGGATCCGGATCTTGCTGACGACATCTTCAAGTCACCGACGAAGAGGGCATACAACAAACGCACTGGCAACGTAGACACAATCGCCGACACCAACTTCAAGCGTCAGCCGAACGTCTTCGCTACTCGCGTTGACGGAACGGACAAGTTCATCGTCTTTAATCCTGACGAGAAGATGGCAGTAGACATCGCGACCGTCTTAAAGAACGACGATCTGCCAACACTCGAAGGTGCCTCTGCCGCGTTTATTGATAATGTCGGAAGAATTACGCGCCTGTGGTCGCAGTTGCGTACCCAGTACATGCCAGAGTTTGGACCGGTCAACTTCGCACGCGACATATGGGGCGCGATGGTTAACCTAACTAGCACACCGCTGGACGGTGAGCAGTTCAAAGTCATGACGAAGGCTCCTTTGTACGCAAAGAAGTTGGTTCGGGTCATCCGCGCCACTGACAGTGGTGAGCCTGTGCCTGCTGGATCTCAGGAAGTTGCTGACCTATTCGACAGATTCGAAAAGGCTGGTGGACGCACAGCTATTAGAGAGTCGTTCTTTAAGAACTTTGACCGCGACCCAGAAAAACTGGAAGCGGAGTTGCAGAAGGCAGTCAAGCAATTGTCTGCAGGAAAGACAAGTGCTCCCAAGGTCGTCGTTGATTATGTGACGGCGTGGAATGACGCACTGGAGAATGCCACACGCCTTGCCACGTTCAAGATAGCTGTCGACAAGGGAATGACAGATGCGCAGGCAGCGGAGATCGCGAAGAACATTACGGTGAACTTCAACCAGAAGGGCCAGTGGACACGCGAGATCAATTCTCTGTATGGCTTTTCCAACGCTTCTATCGCATCGACCGACCGTAACATTAAGACCATGCTAGGTAAGGCTGGTAAGAAGATCTTGATTGGCGGCGTTGGACTGGGCGTCATCCAAGGTCTTGTCCTTGCTGCCGCTGGCTATGATGAGGACGATGTACCAGAGTGGGTGAAGGATCACGCCTTCATCATTCCTCTAGGCTTGTTTGCCGACACCAATAAGTATGTCCCTATCCCAATGCCGTACTTCTACAACATGTTCCCAGCCATTGGGCGGCGCATGGTCGAGGCGGCTAGGGGGCAGCTTACGGCTGGACAGTTTATTGGTGGCACCGCAGAGGTGATGATCAACTCCGTTAATCCAATTGCCTACGGGGCTGGGTTCATTGAGTTTGTCTCACCATCAGTCTTCGACATGTTCGTCCAGTACACGCAGAACGAGGATGGTCTGGGTCGTCGTATCTATAACAAGGACTTCAACGACCTTAACCCGACCACCGGCATGAGCCGCGCTCGAGGTGACACGACCGTCATGTACGCCATGTACAGCAAGGCTGCTGAAGTCATCAACGCAGTCACTGGCGGTGACGAGTATGAAGTCGGTGGCTTTTCACCAACCCCAGAAGAGGTCAAGTTCTTCGTAGAGCAGACGTTGCCGCCTATGCAATTCCTGTACCGCAGTACAGCAACCCTCGAGAAGGGGGTTAGGGGTGAGCAAATAGAGCCCAACGACATAGCCTTCGTGAGACGCTTCTACGGAGAAGTTGGTGGAAAGACTGCGGAAGGTGGCAAATTCTACGACAACGTCAAGGCCGTCAACGAGCTCAAGAATACAGTCAAGCTGAGGGAAGAGAATGGTCAGGACACCACAGAGGTCTTTGACGAGAACCCGAAGGCTGAGCTGATCGACTACGTGGGGTCTTACTACCGTGACGTCTCAGACCTGCGCAGGGAGCGCCGTAAGATGATCCTTGAAGGGGCCAAGCCGTCAGAGACGCAGAAGCTTGATGACGAGATCACAGCCCTCATGACGGAGTTCAACAACCTCGCCGAAGAGGCGGAGAAGAAGTAATAAAAAAGCCCCCGTTCCAAGTATGGTTCGGGGGCTTTTTATTCTTGAAAAGTTACTGTGATACACTGACTTCCAAAGCGTATCACAGTCCCATAGGTTTTATCGTCCAAGCGCCAAAGCAGCAAGCTGTTTCTTACAGCGATCCGACGTTGTCCGCCACTTTGCGCAAGTGCTCCGTAGACAGATGCGCATAGCGTTGAACCATACGGTCATCAGACCAACCACCCATCTCCCGAACGGCGGCGGTGTGAGTACCCTTCTGGATATGCCACGAGGCCCACGTATGCCGGAGGTCGTGCCATCTGAAGTTCTCGATCCCAGCTCTCTTCAGAGCATTCCTAAACGCTTTCGTATTGCTACGCTGCACTGGCTTACCGCCATATGCAAATACCCACTCAGCGTTCTTGTCCTTAGACCTGAATCGTTTCCAGAGAACGTCGTATGCGGTGTCATTCAAAGGGATTGATAGTGGCTTCCCGTTCTTCATTTTCTCGCCGACAATCGTCACCATCCTGTTCTCAAGGTCAACCTCTTCCCAGCGAAGCTCGCGGACGTTGGCGTCCCGAAGTCCAGTGGTGAGGGCGAAGATAACCTTATCCTTCAGATGTGACGGCAGCTCTCTGATCAGGCGACGGGCTTCGTCCTTGTCGATGTACCGAACCCTCGAAGTCTCTTCCATTCTCTTGATCTTGGGTACAGTGTTGATCCATTCCCACTCGTCCCTCGCCATGTTAAGCACTGACCGCAGCACGGTCAGGTAACGGTTGACGGTAGATACAGCGCGGGTCTTCAGCATGTCATCGCGAAGATCCGCCAACACCCCCTTTGTGATACGACCAAGAGGCAGGCCACCCAAGTAATGCGAGAGCACCTCTATATAGTGCTGCTCTTGCTTAAGGTGTTTAGTGGTCCGTCCATTCAGCCAACGCCCAGCGGCGTCATTCCAAGTCTTTTCCATACAAGCTATTCCGATCACAACCTAAATGATTAAACTTATTCGGTTCGTTTTATAGCGTTATCCCGTACCAATCTGTAGGAGCGGGGAGCATCAAACCCCAGACGAACTGCTGGCTTCCGCCGCTCGCGTTCCTCAGCCTTCCATTTTATAAAGCCAACGAGCGCAACCACGACGATACCGTCGACGGTATACTCCTTGCGTTCATGATCTAGTTGGAAGACTACCTCTGATCCATCTGCACGCTTAACGGAGATCTCAGCAAACTCACCAGCCGCGCTATGTCCGATCCTCCGCACACCAATTGCGTGGTCAAAGGTCTGCTCCAAGTTTTCCGTCAGGTTCTCGCCTCCATAAACAAGAGATCCCTCGTTTCTAACAATCACCAACATCAGTTAAAGAACCTCAATATTTAAGGAAACGCCTTCTAGCCCAAAGCCAAGTTACTGTATTTTTAAGTAAGAGAGCATCAGCAGTGTCATTCCATTTACCTAAGAAGGGGTGACCAAAGCCACCCCTCCAAATTTGTTATTCATTAAAAAGGAACATCGTCCTCAAGATCGTCTTGTGCTGGCGGAGCATGACGCTGCGCTGGTGCATCAACAAGCTTCTTCTTCCACACACGACCGGCAAAGAACTTGCCCTTCGCACCGTCGATTACGCGAGCTTCGATGTTCAGCTCTTCACCGTTCTCGAGCAGCATCCTGCCGCTGTAGATAGGAACGCCCTCTGGATCCCAATCCTTCTCGCGATAGAACTTCTTGCGTTCCTCGATGCGCTCATCGCTGTCGCGGAAAAGAGAAAACGTATTTGGTTTTTGTTCGTAAGCCATCCTTGTGCCTTTCTTATGGTAGTTCTACTTTGCGCACACGATCTATGTGAGCAATGTATAGGTTAATTGCCTGTCGCACGACGCTTGCGATAGGCCGGTCTTCTTTAATGGACATCTCGCACAGTGCGCGATACATCACGTCGTCAATCGTTGTTTGCACCAGACGGTTCTGGTGGTCTTTTCTAGGTCGTCCCATGTCAATCCTTTGCGCTTTTGACAATGTAGCTGATGACAGGATCTTTTCTGAAAGCTTCAACGGACTTACCCTTTGCAGCTAGCAGACTGTCAACGTCTACGGCTTTATAAATGGCGGCATGATCTACCGCCCCTTTCTTCTCTACCTTCAAGACCTCAATGCGGCCCGTCCGGAAGGAGCCGAACTCAGAGCCCAATTCCTTTTTGAGAGCTTCGTATGCCTCCTTCAATGGGGCAATCTCCGCCTCCTTCTCCTTGATCTGAAGAAAGAGATCAGACATCAACTCACTGCGCACGTTTGATACGACAGCAAGTTCCGTATCGAGATAAACCTTTGCCTTAGATTCATCTGCGATTGTCTCGAGGTACTTTTTGTGGAACGCTTCAAGCTTTGGAAAGTTGTCGGCGAACCAAGTCGGATTCCGTTCCAGTCGCTCTAGCAAGTACAGATCTTCTCTGATGTAGCAGAAGAAGTCCATCCACTGCAGATCACACACCTCCATGACGTGCTGGCACTGCGCGTAATAGCTTGGCTTTTCGTGTACGGAGTAGGGCTTCTTAGCCCAGTACGGACATTTGATCTCCAAGCCACCATCAAGACCGATCAGTCCATCAGGTGATGCACCAAGCCATTCGTAGTCATCGTGCTTAACAATGCCTGTCTGCGTAACTGTGACACCAGCCACAGACTCGTAGTGAGCCAAGGCCACAGGCTCCATCCGCTCGCCATGATTTGTGGCGGCGTTGCCAGTGAATTCCTTATCAGCTCCGAAGTGCTCACGAACCATGTCGCGCATCACATCTTCAGCCTTCTGGAATGGGTTAACCCCAAGGATACCGCCGACACGACTTCCAGTGATGACGCCTACACGCGCCTTGAACCACTCGTCACTTCTCTGTTCCATTCAATCGATCCTTACTTAGACAGCGCGGCTTTGCGTGCGTCCTTAGTCTTCGTGATCTCCGCCAAGAGCACGTCATCATTGCGATTGCGTGCGTACTTACTAGCCTTGGTGAACGCCGCCTTCAGATCATCGAGGGTTGCGGCATCAGTGACAGCCTTCAGTAGCTGAACCTTATCGTCAACCATACCAGTCTCTGGAACAGGAGCAGGCTTCTGCTTGCTGGCGTCAGGAAGATCCTCACCAGCGTAGATGTAGAGACCAAGACCAAACAGTGACATCGCCTTTACGAGGCAGCGCATCTTTGCGTCATTGATGTCGCGTGCATTCGGGTTCTTGATGGCTTGGTTCTTGTAGTCCATCACTGGCAACCACATTGTGTGGGTGATGTCTTCAACAGTAAGCGTGCAACGAACCTCAGCGGTGCCATCCGGATAGCGGATAACACCTTCGTTATTCTGATCAATCTCCTCGACCCGCTGGTTCTCGAACCAGAACTCAGCTTCGGGGTAGTGATTCATCAGCGTAGCCCACGCCCACGACCATGACAGATACGAGAAGCCATTCTTCTTCTCGATGTTCTCATTGACGTTGATGGCTGAGAGAGTTTCCCAAACGGTCTTCGTCTTGGGATCTGAAGCAGTCTCCATATACATTCCTTTCTGCGAACACGCATCGTCGTGTCGATGCACAACATAGAGACTATTTTTCCAACGTCAATTCCTGTGTTCCGAAACATGTGGAAAAAGTTTACGGCTGTGTCATTTCTGCACTACACATATAAAGCCGCGCAGAAAACTTATGCACACCACATGCAGAACGCCAACACATTTCCTCTTGCGCAATTCGAAAAGCGGAAATATGTACAGCGTTGCGACGGCTAGGGTAGCTCCCGAAAAGCCATGTTTGCCTTGCGAAACCCTTTCAACCTTCGCGTGGCCTGCCGTCGTATTAGGCAAACGAAACAGGTTCGAAAGGAATTTTTATGAGTGGTTGGTACAAGATGCATCGCGGCTGGATGGACGATGATCTATTTCGCAACGAGGCTTTCTGTAAGCGTGCGGCATGGGAGTGGTTAATCCACGAGGCCGCTTTCGAAGATCATTATCAATGGTTCAACGGTGAGCGCTTCTTCGTGCAGCGCGGACAGGTAATGCTGTCCGAACGCTCGCTCGCCGACACATGGAAGTGGGAGAGACAGCGTGTTCGCACGTTTCTGAAGCAACTCGAGCGGGACCAAAAGATAACCCGCGTACCAACCCGTGGGGTAACCCAGCTAAACATCTGTAAATACAGTCGTTTTCAGGGTTGCGCCCCCACTGAGCAACCCAGTGAACAACCCACAACTAACCCAGATCTAACCCAGCCTCAACCCACTACAGAAGAAGGGAAAGAAGGGAAAGAAGGGAAAGAAGAAAAGAAAGGTATAGCGCGTGGGACGCGCCTACCTGCTGATTGGGTTCTTCCAGAGGAATGGCGAGAGTTCGCGAAGGCGGACAAGGGATGGTCGGATAGTGATGTGTCGGCGACTGCTAATGAGTTCCGCGACTACTGGATTGCTGTCGGCGGAGCGAAGGGTGTGAAGACCGACTGGCTTGCTACGTGGCGCAACTGGGTACGGCGCAGCTTCCGCAAGCCAAGCGCAATGACAAACCCAATGGCTGGCATGTCTTTCAAGCAGGCACGCGAGAAGCTAGAAGATCTTCGCTACAAGAAAGAAATGCTTCTCGATAGATGTCGGCGAGAGAAGGACAATCAAGCGCTGTGGGATTCGCTTAAGGCGATGAAGGCAGAGATCGAAGCACTGGATCAAGCAGTGAACGGTAAGAGCGAACGGAGCTACTGAAATGGATTTACGGGAACTATCGGAGCGCCTCAACGGCAACATGCTTCCAACGCTGCGGCATCTCATGCCAGCAGGAGTTATTAACGGCGCTGAGTACTGCGTCGGCGGACTAGGCGGGGAGAAGGGGCAGTCATTGCGCGTCCACATGTCTGGCCCAAAGGCTGGTGTGTGGAGCGACTTCTCAACGGGAGAGAGTGGTGGCGACTTGGTCGACCTCTGGCGTGCAGTACATAACTTGAGCTTGATCGAAGCGATGGATGAAATCCGCTTGTGGCTTGGTGTCGAGCGCCCATCATTCGTCACAACGCAGAAGGAATACCAAGCACCAGCAAAACCCGCTGGTCTGAAGAAGGTCACTGACAGCAACGAGGTCTTGGACTACTGCGCACAGCGGGGGCTGACAGAAGAAACCCTGAAGGCGTTTAAGGTGGCTGCGGAGGGATCTCGCATCCTGTTCCCGTTCTTGGACCCCAAGGGCGATGCGCAGATGATCAAGTTCCGCGACACCAAGGACAAGAAGAAGCAGGGTCCGACATCCGCAGGGCAGATGCCATGCCTTTTCGGCTGGCAAGCAGTTGATCCAAATGCTCGAGAGATATGGATCACTGAGGGTGAATTCGACGCTATGGCCGCATACCAGATGGGCGTGTCGGCGATGTCTGTTCCCTTCGGCGGCGGTAAGGGTGCGAAGCAGCAATGGATCGAGAACGAGTTCGACAACCTCGAGCGCTTCGAAACTATCGTGCTGGCGCTGGACATGGATGAAGAGGGCGAGCTCGCGGCTCGAGAGATTGCTGACAGGCTTGGCATCCACCGCTGTATACGAGCTTCGTTGCCGCATAAGGATCTCAACGAGTGCCTTTTAGCTGGCGTGGACATCAAAGCAATCCGCGACTTGGCTGCTGGCTACGATCCGGAAGAGCTGCGTTGCGCAACAGACTATCGCGAGGACATCCTTCGCGAGCTGTACAACAACGACCAAGACAGCCGTGGCTTTCAGCCATTGCTCGAAGATCTTGAAGGCAACTTGCGGTTCCGCGATGCGGAGCTCGTGATCCTGAACGGTGTAAACGGACACGGTAAGTCACAGCTAGCTGGTCAGTTCGCTCTTGATGCAATGGTTCAGAGCAAGCGCGTGTGCATCGCATCGATGGAAATGCCAGCGCGTCGTTTGCTCACACGACTAACCAGACAGGCCGCAGGCATAGCGACAGGAGACCCAACGCTGGCATATGCCAACGCATGCATCGACTGGTATGCGCAGAAGCTGTGGCTCTTTGATCTTGTTGGCACAGCGAAGACAACTAAGATGCTTGAGGTGTTCCGTTATGCACGGAAAAAGTATGGCATTGATGTTTTCTTCATAGACAACATGTCGAAATGTGGTATCGACGACGACGATTACAGTGCTCAGAAACGATTTATGGAGGAGCTATGCGATTTCAAGAACACGACTGGAACCACAGTGTTCTTAGTCACTCACTCGCGGAAGGGCGAGAACGAGGAAACCCCAACCGGCAAGATGGATGTGAAGGGCTCCGGCTCTATTACCGACTTGGCGGACACTGTCCTCACGATCTGGCGCAACAAAAAGAAAGAGCGCGAGATGTCGGAGCTCAGCGAGTATGAGCCAGTTCCGCCTGAGCTTGTGGCCGCACCCGACTCACGCCTCACCTGCAGCAAGCAGCGCAATGGTGAGTGGGAAGGTTGGGTCGGAACGTACTGGGGCGGGAAGGCAATGCAGTTTATTGGTAAGCGCGGAGAGCAGCCGCGAAAGTATGTGAGTTTTTCTCAGCCAGTTGTGGCTGTTGATATGGAAGAGGAATTTATATGAGCGATGAAGACAACGTGATCCGCTTTCCCAAGGGAGGGCCAGACATCACCTTCGAAAGAATACCCCCAGAAGTAATCCTGACCGCAGCACTCGACGAGGCGCAGACGTTTGACACGTTGTTCCTTGTCGGCTGGAGGAAGAACGGCGGACTGTTCATGGCATCTACGGAAGCCTACATCCCCGACATCATCTCGACGCTCGAGATCGCGAAGATGGAACACATCCGCATGATGGTTGGCGAAGATGACTGAAGAAAACTTCGCACAAGATATCCGCGAGGTCGCCATCATGCTTAGGGATGCAGAGTATCGCGTCCTTAAGACAGAGGCTGACGTCAAGCGCGTCATCGCTAAGGCGATGCTCGAGGGCGAGATGAACGGCAACAAGAGTGCAGCCGCGCAAGCAAGGTACGCAGACGAAAGTGATGCGGTCTATGCGGCGCGACTAGAGCATGGCGTAGCCAAGGGTGACCTTGCCTATGCCAAGGCAGAGCTGAAGGCGAGAGAGGTCGCATTCGAGTATTGGAGAACAAAGGCGGCAACGCTGCGTCTAGAACGGAAGGCATATAACACATGATTGACCCACTAACTGACGGCGGAAAGTCGCATGAAGCTATTTTCCTTTACGCATCAGTGGTGACGGCACTGTCACGCACGATCTTTGATATCAACAAAGCCGCTGGCTGGTGGACGGATCTTAAGACCGGTCAGTCAACGCATGAGACACGCAATGTCGGCGAAGTGCTAATGCTCATCGTCAGTGAAGTAGCAGAGGCAATGGAGGCGGACCGCAAGGGATTGATGGACGACAAGCTTCCGCATCGCTCAGGCCTAGAGGTCGAGCTCGCTGATGCCGTCATCCGGATCTTTGATCTGGCTGCGGCAAAGGGCTTTAACATTGGTGACGCTATTATCGAAAAGATCCTCTACAACATGAGCCGCGATGATCATAAGATCGAGAACCGCATGAAGGATGGCGGCAAGAAATACTAAGGAGACGGGTATGGAACTGGGTAATTTACTCTTTGGCAACAGTCGCGGCGAGTATGAGGTCGACCGCTACCTAGAAGAGCAGTTTGTTCGCTGGATGGAGAAGCTAGGCTTTGACTCATATGGCAACAAAAGGGACTGGGCGTGGAGTTTCTATGAGAACGACGTCTTTCGCATGCAGACCTACTACTGGGGCGATTGCACCTGTGGCTACGACAAGAAAGAGTGGCAGTGGTGTGAGGATCACAAGCACTCAGAGACCTGTTACCAGTTTGAGTACCGCAAGATCGGTGACACACACAAGTTCTTTTCGAAAGAAGGGAAGGCATTAATCGAAGCTCTTTGCTGGAAGTATGGCCTGTCTTACCCATCTGGATGCGCGGTTCATTGCACATGTGACTACCAGAATGATTGGGTTGCGTGGAGGTCAGAGAACGAGCATGCGGAAACGTGTGCTTTGATCCAGCCTAACTTCTTGTTTAAGCCAACAGGCTTCACGCTGGATTGGTATAAGTATCCGCTGCGTAACAGCTACTCGAGTGAGCCTCTAACAAAGGAGCTGATCGACGAGATGTTTGCAGAGTGTGAAAGGTCGATGCGTGAAGGGTAGGACACCGACACCAGCAGAGCGTCGATGGATGGATGCGGTAGGCCAGCTTGGCTGTGTTGCCTGCAAGAAGATCGGCGTGCATCAGCCGGAGATCTCGATCCATCACATAGATGGGCGCACGAAAACTGGCGCTCACTTCAAGACGATTCCTCTTTGCTATCTGCATCACCAAGGTGGTGATGGCAAGGGTGAGTTTGTTTCTGTCCACCCGTGGAAGCGCAGGTTCGAAGAGATGTTTGGGACGCAAGAGGAGTTGCTGGCTGAGTGCCAGCTCCTAGTTAAGGAGAACAGCAATGGATGATTATCACAAAATAATGAAGGCTAACGAGCGCACGTACATGTACGGCAACCTTATAGAGGATTGGGATGTGTGTGTGCCTCATGGCTGGAACACAGCCGCACCAGAAAGTCCGTTTTTGGGCAATGTTGAGGTGCTGTATGGCAATGGCGAGAAAAAAGAGGGTGATGTTCGTTCGTTCTTTTGGGGCAATGGCTTATCGGATACCAGCATTATTGCGTGGCGTTCCGTCAAAGAGCCAAGCTCCAATTGGACGGCGTGGAATGGTGCGAAGAAGGGGGAGTGGCGACCATCTGGCTTAGTAGATGTTGTTCTGCGTGGAGGGAACGCGCTTATGGAAAGAGCTGCGTCGAAGCTTTACTGGAAGCACTCTGGTTTAGATGGCGACATCATTTACTGGCGGTATGCTCAAGAGATGGACGGCGATACGTTTCCGATAATCGTCGGTGGAAGAACGATAACCGTCGGTGCCACTATCGGTGCCACAGTCGGTGAAAAATCGGCGGAAAAAACCCAGAAGCCAACGAACCCGAAGGACGCTGTCGGTATAAAGAAAGCTCCCCTGTCCACCGTATCAGCAGCAGTACTAGCTGAGGTAGGAGTAGGGATGCTCGAAGGCGCACTAAAGTACGGTCGCCACAACTATCGCGGTGTAGGCGTAAGGGCATCGGTCTATTACGACGCAACGATCCGCCACCTGTTTAGTTGGTGGGAAGGTGAAGACACTGATCCGGACTCTCAGCTCAGCCACGTAACCAAAGCAATCTGCTCGCTGGTCGTGCTGCGTGACGCAATGATCCAAGGCAAGTGTGAGGATGATCGCCCCCCGCGCAGTGCCAACTTCTATGATCAGCTCAACGAGCTGGCGGCGAAGAACGTCGAGATCTACGGTGACCGTAACCCGCACCACTACACGATCAAGGATGAGGGGATTTGAGATGAGCGTTTACTTTGACATCTTCTCCAATTGGGAGGAAGTGCAGGAACATTTTGACATGCGTGAGCCAGAGCCAGAGGTTCTGTTCGCTGCTTACGAATACGAGAACTACAGCGGTGAAGCTTTGGTGATCTTCCGGCGTGAGGGGCAGCTCTTCACGGTTCATGGCAGTCACTGCTCTTGTCATGGCTTGGAGGAGCAGTGGGTTCCGGAGGAATCGTCGCCGGAGGTTGTGCGTTGCATGGTCGAGTCCGCAAATGGCGATTGGGCTTGGGAAGACGATCTCAGAGTGCGTCATGAGGATGCACTTCTAAAGGTCTGTGATCTGTTGGAGTCGAAGTCATGAAGCAACACAAGATGGACAGCCTCATGGAGGCGGTGACCAACACGACGGTGGGGTTCTTTATCTCGCTGATCACTTGGTACTTCGTGGCATCGGCTATGGATATCCCCGTCACATGGACCCAGAACCTGATCATCACTGGCATCTTTACGGTGGTCTCTGTAGCTAGGGGCTACATCCTGCGCAGGATCTTCGATGGTCGAACGATCTGGCAGGAAATCAAATACACGTTTGCGAAAGGGTAACTGATGGGAAAGATGTCGAGAACCAAGGGTGCGGTGTACGAGCGCGAGCTCGTTAACCAAGCCAAAGAGTACGGCCTAGTGGCGCAGCGCGTGCCGTTGTCTGGAGCGACTAGCTACGCGAAAGGGGATGTCGAGATCACACCGACATTCAGCGACAAGCCTTGGGTGTTTGAGGCCAAGCGCAGGAAGGAGCTGCCAGCTTGGATGCTCGAGGCACTGGGCGATAATGCTGGCTTGATCCTACGCGCCGACAATGAAAAGTCTGTGGCCGTCATTCCTCTCACGACGCTGCTGGAACTTATGCAGTGAAGAAGTCTGGACCAAAGACGACTCGTTTGCAGTCGATGGTTTGGGCAGAGCAGGCAGCAAAAGGTGAAACGCATGAAAAAAGAATGCAGTGGATTGAAGAGTCGGTTCCGGAAAACTTCCGCGCTCTGGTCAGAGATCACATGGTGGGTTGCCTTGCGGCACGCATATTTCAGATACCTACTAAAGAGCTACGGCGAGCGGCTATCGACGACATACCGCTTGATGCTGATCCTATCTGGTCGCGTTCACTAGTGGAGTGCTTAGTTTTATCCCTTTGGAAAGAGCAGAGAAAGACGATCCGTTGATCTATGAGAATGAAAAGACACTAGCCAATGAACGTGCCGTCATCACTGTGGTGGCGGACAAATGGGGTGTGGAGGTTGTAAAGCTTCCGCGCCGCTACTCAGCGGACTTTGCGCTGCTGCGTGGGAAAGAGATCATGTCGTGGGCTGAGCTCAAGTCGCGGGGAAATCCGATACACACGTACCCCACCTATCAAGTCTCGCTGCACAAATACATGAACCTGCTGTCGCTATCTCGAGACACAGGCATCAGATCGATGCTCATCGTGGAGTGGCAGGACTGCGTTGGTTATATTAATGTCCCAGCCCCCATCAATATCGTGTTCGGTGGAACAACAAAGCGCGGGGACTGGGAGGATAAGGAACCTATGATTGAGGTTCCGATATCAGAGTTTAAGATCATTCATAGAAAATGACACGAGGGACTCGACCTGCTCTTTGTAGGTCGGGTCTTTCGCCATTTCGATTTCGATCCTGCGCAAGCCACTCAAGACAGTGGAGTGGTCGCGCTTCAAGTACCGACCGATCTGTGACAGGGACATGCCCCGATCCCGATAGGTCTTGTACAAAGCCATGCGAGGGCGCGTCATCTCGACGAATCGATTATCGCCTATCAGATCCCTCTCGCATATGTCCCACATCCGAAGAGCTTCTGCTTTAATTTCACCTAGTAACATACATACTTCCTTGTATTGGAGGGGCCGAAGCCCCTCCTTGTTGTTATAGAGACTGTGCGTCTACGATCTCGCAGGTGTTACCAACGCACGCTAGTTCGCGTGTGCCAGTAACTGTGTCGATACCCTTCTCATAGAAGGCGAGGCCAGCCCAATCAATCTCCTTCGGCATTGCAGCGAGACGTTGCTCGTACTCAGCCTTAGTGATCGTCTCGTAAGGCATCTGCGTGTACGAACTATCACCCTCGAAGTGAGGCAGGAACGACAGGCCACAGATGTCATCGAAGTGATCGAAGACCCAGCCACCCACAGTCGGCCATTCATTCTCTTTCACGCTGATGGTGCAAGACACGGCGTGCTCAGACCAATGCGTGTTGTAGGCGCGAACAAGCTCGAGGTGCTGCAATGCAGTCACGTCATCGCGAGTGGTAGTACCCTCGCCAAGCTTCACCGGAAAGGCGAAGACCGTCATGCCTTGAGGCTTGGAAGCGTGCGGCTCGTTAGGAATGCCAGCATCACCCATGAAGGCGGTGATTGGATCCTTGTTGTCACCAGTGACGCGACGGATGTAGTACTGCGCATGCCCTTGGTGGATTCCGCTGGGGCTATTCACCAACTGAGACACAGTGCCGGATGGCTTGACGGTAGTAACGGCGACAGATGGGTTGATCCCAATGTCGTGAGCCTCGAGACGGTTAGCCTTAATGGCGGTCGCCTTCAGCTTCTCCAGTGCCGTACCCAAACGATCAAGACCGTTGTCACCACGCATCAGTGGGTTGTCATAGATGCCGGTGAGGGACACGCCAAGCAAGCGCTCTTCTTCTGCATTGCGACGCCACTCTGGCTCGATGAAGTTGAAGCGGGTGAGGGTAGACTGCCAAGTTCCAAGGATTGATGCGAGACGCACCTTCTCTTTAAGGTCACCAAGGCTGTCGTTCTCACGCACCACAGCTTCGGTCAAGTTGCAGAAGCCACGAGGACGCAGCACGATCTCGCCGCACGGGTTAGTGCCAAAGTCATAGCGGTGGTCACGACGACCAAGACGCAGGATCTTATTGATGGCTCCCTCACGATTGAAGATGCCACGCTCACCAGATCTCGAGCGGTACAAAGCAGACCATTCATCCATGAACTGACCAACCTCTGGCTTTTCTGTATAGGCAGCGGAGTTGTTGGCTAGCGCAAGGTATGGTTTGTCCATCCACCAGTTGCCAGACTTGGCGTCACGCATGCGCTGGTCGGACAGATTCGAAAGGCTGATCTCAGCGGAGCGGCGGACACCACCAACCACCACGATCTCACCGATCTTGCAGACGATCTCATGTACCTCGAGACTGTTCAGCTTACGGCCAGCAGCATTGCGCATGGTGCGGATCGTGAACTCGAACAGGTCACGCAAAGGATCTGGGCCAGACGCACGACCACCGAAGACGCGAAGGCGCTCACCTGCAGGACGAATCTGGCTGTAGTCCACATTAGGAATAGTGCCAGCGTATAGGCACGTCAGTAGCGTGTGGTACGCCTCTGCCCAACCAAGCTTACTGTCACCCACAATAACGTCGAATGCAGTGCGGTCGAAGTGCTCAGGCACAACGGGTAGCTTGCTGATCTCTTGACGCTCGACAGAGAAGCCAACGCCTGTACCGCACATGAGAACGTAGAGCGCCTCAGCGAACGCCTTGGGCCGATCTATGGGTAGATAGCTACAGTTGTAGCCAGCAACGCTCTCGCGCTTCAGAGCCTCTCCTGCGGTCATCAGCGCACGCATGGATGGCATGACGGCGAGACTTAGGACAGCGTCCTCGAGCTCACTGCGCAGACCAGCGGAAACCTTGTGTCCGTTGTGGGTTTCAAGCTCTTCCTCGAAGAAGTCGAAGTATCTTGAGACGGTTTCATCCCAATGTTCGCGACGACCTTTCTCGTCAATGAAACGTGCGTAACGGGACTTGTGAATATAGGATTGGTAGTCAGTCGGTAGTTGCATTGTAATTCTCCATTACATAGGTGGAACCCTCAGCCATACGGCTAAAGCAGTGTTGCTTCAACTAATGTGTTTGCATCAGTTGAAAAAAATAGTTGTGTGTTTAGAGAGAGTTGCGGCTGTTCTTTTTATGTTCGCCGCTGATCGAAAATTGCTACGTTGCTAGACATTCACACCCCGAATATGTCCCCCCATCCCAAAGGTGTTTGATACTTCCGCTGTCTAGCCGTCGATCCCGCCGTAGTTGTCGAGATTAAAAGGAGTTGGGGTGGGGTATTCTTAAAATCTAATTTCGTCTGGCGACCACTCGTAAATGTCCCATCCGAAGTTGTCAAAGAGGAATTGACGCAAGGTCATTTGTTTTCCTTCCATTCTTTCCAGCGTCCGTTGACCTTGTGCTGGATTACAACCGGCCCGTCTTGGGCATATACAGCGGCGTAGTGAGCGATCTCGGCAACGGCATTGCGTCCTTCCACCCACGCTACTGGCAGTCCGTCTTGTAGTAGTCGGTAGCTTTCAGTCATTGGCTTTCCTTCATGTTAAGAAAACGGCGTTTCTTTAACAGGTTTCTTTAATGCTGCGATTGCATCGATGCATTGATCGCAAGCGAACCGCTCTTGAAACGAAGACAGTGGCTGACCAACAGCGTATTGCTCAGATGCAAAGCTTGCCTTTTGTTTTTCAATCGCAGCGATGCATGAATCAATGGCGGCGTCATAACCTGACTGCCATTCGGATGCTGGGTCTGTCATTTTCCTTGTTCCTTATACTAGTCTGGTGACAAATTTAACGCCTTCAACAATGCGACACTTGGACGCCTTGCCCTTGCTAATTGTGTAACGCTTCATGCTTTTTGATCCTTTACTGCACGGACAATCTCCACAGCCCTTGCTGACGTTATGTTCTTGTAATCAGCCCACGCCCCGCAAGCGCACTCGCGCTCTTCAAGTGCAGCGCAATCGCATAGCTTGGCGTCGGCTTCCAACGCATTGATGGCGGCTTCTATGCCAGCGTTATAACCTGACTGCCATTCGGATGCTGGGCCTCTCGTCATTTAATTTCTCCTTAAAATCTAATCTCATCGTCGGCCCAGTCGTAAATATCCCAGCCGAAATTATCGAACAGGAATTGGCGCAGGGTCATAACCGCCACCCCGTAAACAAAGCCCGTAGCAACGATTTCGTCAGGGCTTTTACCAAATGGATGGGCCACCAAAATGCGTCAACCCAATCGTCGGTGTTGCTCAATATATACGACAGACACACAACATATACCGACGCGAAATATAACATCCCGAAAAATACGGCGATTGTGATTTCATTTGGCGTCACCGCCCCTTCTCCCGTATCTCCAGCCCACGCGCTTCCAGTGCGGCGCGGATACGGACGGCAAAAGGCGTGGTGTAGGCACCTGTCCATGTTATTTCGTCCAACACCTCCACCAGCGGGTCAGGCTTAGGCTTGGAAATGATGAAGCGACAAAAGTAATCAGACACACTTTGCTTCCAAACGTAAGGCTGGTCCGCTTTATATTCCACCACCGCATCGCTCACCTCTTGGCGGAAGGCTTCGTGCTGTTCGATGGCGCGGCATAGTGCTTCTTGCGTGTGGAAGGCGCTAACGTATTCAAGTTCATAGTAGAGAACGCCCCGCTCCGCCAGCACCTCATTCACCAGCGCCAAGGCTTTTGCTTCAATGCTATCGTTTAACGGCTGACCACCGGAGCGGCTCCCGTCTGTGTGGATTTTTCCGTATCTATCATCTGTCATTTGCTTTGTTCCTTTGATCGTTCATTGCGTGACTTCTCGTAAGCCCGTAGCTGTTCTGAATTCAGCTTGAGCAGATGCTCTTCGGGCATTGGCGGCACGTTCTTGGCGAGTAGCTTTAGGTAGTCGCTCATGCTGCACCTATGGCGACTGCGTAATCCCACTCAGCATCGTTGGGTAAGGGGAAGCGGGTTATGTACTGCTCATCCTCGCGGGTCAGCTCTTCTATCGTGCCTTGCGGCTCTTCGTCGAAGGCAATCATCGCCTCCAGCAATTGGATCAGTAGTTCGTCATGAACCTGTGGCTGCTCGCGGTAGGGCAGGTGCGCATGCGCGGATCTGATATCGTTTGCGGCCTCAAGTGATCTTATGGCGGCGATGACATGGTCATTCAGTGTCACGGTCTTTCCTTTCAACGTGTCCCTCTGTTTCTCAGCGAAGGTCTGCCCCGTTGCACTGCGTAGGGGCCAGACGCTGTCTGATGAGATGCGCAACTTGCTTTTGTGCGGTGTTATTCTGGTAATCATTAGGCTTCCTTTCCTGCTGCTTCAATAACGAAATCGACGGCCTTAGATGCAGCCGCCGCTGCTGACACGAATTCCTTCTTGTGGTCGGACAGCGCCTTCATCCAGCCGTTGAGGTATTGGGCATGATCTGGGCGAGGGGTCGCGCTGATCTCGAGGTGAGCGCAAAGCAGTGCAGCACCGATCTCAGCGACCAGCTCTTCACGCGCATAGGTCTCATCACCGAAGCGAGACTTCTCGAGACGATCCAGACGGTCTGGGTGTCCAGTCCAGTGCGTCAGCTCATGCGACAGGGTGCTGTAGTAGCATTCAGTAGCGCTGCTTGTCGGCGTGTCTTCGAACACGTCCTTGGCTGGCATGCTGATGAAGTCTTTCATGGGGTTGTAGTACGCACGACCAGTGGACGTGTGGTGTACCTCCGCAGGGATTTGGCGGAAAAAATCCTCAGCCACCGCGATCTCTTCTGCACCTGTACCAGTATCTGTACAGGTCAACAGACGCTCAGCAAAATCACCCTCCACCTGAGCTACGTTGAATGCATGGTACTGACGAAGGAACGGAATAGTGATCTTCTGCCCCTTGTCGTCTTCCTTCTCGATAAACTGCCAGAAAACGATTGGCGTGGACTTCTCGCCCTTACGGACTGAGCAGCCCTGATCGTTCCACTGCTTGAAGGTTCCCCAAGCAGGCGTTTCGTAAGGCGACCAGAGCAGCATGAGGTGGTTGATCCCACGGTATGGTTTCTTGCTGATGATGTTGTGCGGCAGAAGCGCCTTGCCCTTGCGAGCGAACGGGTTGATCCAGTTCGCGCCATGTGTTTCCATCATCTCGAGCACCTTGTTGGTGACCGTTTCGTAAACGTCCTGTTTCATAATCGATTCCCTTCTATAAATGCTCTTAATGACGCTCGTTTTATGCGTCAAGCATATAAATACATTAGCGGCTGGTGCGCACCATGTGTCCCACAGTGGCATCGAGTCCGGTTTCCAGTTTGTAATCGCTGATAGCTGTCCATCTCGCGAGTGCAGCACTGATGGCTTTAACGTGGCGGACAGCGCTCTTGCCATCCGCCATGAGGATCACGCGCCACTGCATGTCATGCGTAGAGGTTGGCGGCGATCACGATGATCGCGAAGATGCCGCAGCGGATTGCTAGGTGTAGTTGTCCTTCAGTCATTGGCTTTCCCTTTTGCTTTGTTGATTACCTGATCGATCTCATTAATGAGAAACGGGTGCAGGTTGCCGTTTTCATTTAATGCCTCACTGCGCCGATTAAATCTCAGTACATGGTCGAGCGCTTTGAGCATTTCGGGGGCAGCCGCCATCAGATAGGCGTTAGCCAGCTTTTCCCGACCGCTGCCCTTCATTAGAGCCAAGACACGGTGGTCTTGGTCGATAACCCGAAGGCTCGTTCCGTCCTTTGTTGGCTTAACCTCTAAAAGCCAAGGTGCGGTTGAAATTTTCATTTTCAGTCTCCTTTGCCTGTCTCATCAGTGGCGGGAGGCAACCCTCGCCAGACCCCCGAAGGGGTTTCGACTACTTAAGCGTCTTGAGCTCCTCGAGTAGGGCAGATGCCTCTGGGCTGTGCTTAGCCAGCATCGCGAAACGATCTTCTTCGAGGACGTGCCGTTCGAGCTTCTTGAGCTTAGCGATAACGGTCTGACGCCTTTCTTCGCGCTCCAAACGCTCGACATACGATTTCGTATCGACCCTGCAGACGATCCACTTGTATGCCTTCTCGATCCGCTCAGCGTTTTCCTCAATACTGACGACCTTCACGCATGCGAAGCCGTTATGCGGAGAGTCCACGACAACGGTATCGCCGACACTGATATCGTCGATGTCGGTGAGGTAGGCGTATGGCTTCGATACGAAACGGGTTGTTTCTTGAAAAGTAATAGATACGATCTTCATTATTCTTTTTCCTTACATGGCCTGTCTCATCAGTGCGGGGAGGCCACCCCTTCGCAGACGCCCGAAGGCGTTTCGACTATTCGCCAATGATCCCTTGATCGATCAGCGACTGTGCGGTGCGGCCAAACCAGCCTTGGAGGCGGTAGGCAAGGCCAGTGTCATGCAGGTACTGCCAAGCTTCGACGGTGCGGTCATAGTCCGCATCTTCGACGCCCTCAGCGATCATGACGGCGGTGTAGTCATCCAGTTTCTCTTCAGTCATTTTCATTCCCTTCGCGTAGTTGTATGCAGTCCAAGTCGAGCTTGCCCATGTACCGCTTCCAGCTCTTTACCCGACCAGCAACGATGTCGAGCGCCTGTCCCGCATCTTCTGCCTCAACGATGCGCCTACAGGATGCGTGGTGGCCGCTCCAAGTTGCGTAGTGGGCAGTAACCTCAAATCGTTCCATTTACTTTCTCCTTTGCTGAATTCGTCCTTGCTGCGGCTCCGAAGAACCGCAGTCTGGGGAAGTCAGTCGGGGTACAGCTCCCAGCAGATGCTGTGGCATGCATCGTTGTCACTGTGATCCGCGATCAGCTCGCTGCCGTCCTCAGCATTGCCGTAGACCAGCCAGAGCGATCCAGCCCGTTCGCCGTCCTTGTAAAGGCGGAGGATGTCCTCGCCAGTGGTTGCGAGGGCGGACAGGATTTCGTTGCGGTTAGTGCTCAGGGTAACAGTCCACTCTTCGCCGTCATTGATGCTGACCATGTACCCGCGCTCGAGGACGATGCGGACTAGACGTTTCACTACTGCGGCCTCGCCCTTGGTGGCGAAGCGGTCAAGATCGGTAACTTGTGTCATTGGTACTCTCCCTTAGAAAATTGGTTCGATCCGCGAGCATGCGGGGAAGTCGCTTTCGTACTTAGCGAGCAGCGGAACATTTGCGTTCTTGCAGCCATAGCCAATGTAGCGGGGCTGGACGATGATTAGGCTGGCAACAACCAGAACGGCCAAGCCAGCAAAGAATGTTTTTATTGCGTCAATCATTTCGATCTCCATTTGACCAGTCTCATCAGTGGTGGGCGGTCAGTCCCAACCAGACCCCCGAAGGGGTTTCGACTATCAGTCTTCCAAGTCGCGCATCTCTTGCTGCCAGATGTCGTACTCGCGCAGCCTGTCTTCGCGCTCAGTGTCTTCGCGGATCAAGCGTTCGAACCTAGCTTCTGCCGCAGCTTCCTGTCTGGCGATGTGCCAAGGGCTGCATTCAAGATCGCCGTAATTGATTGCCATGTTTTGTACCTTTCAGACGTTCAGTGTGTCGGTTTGGAGGACAAAAACGACCTCTGTGTCGTTGTCCCAGTAGGTGCGGCCACCCAAAAGCTGCGGCGTTCCGGCGTAGTAGTAGCCACAGCAATCATGCTCATGCTGGCAGTATTCAGCTTCGATCCAGTAGTGCATCGCCTCTTTCACCTGCTCCTCAGTGGCATCGCGTGGTACCTTCCAAGCTGTGACCCTGTGGACGGTTTCCCCGTTTACCTCGACGCGAAGGGGGAGAGAGGCAGAGACCTGCTCAAAGCTGATCATCTCTTCTTCTTCCTCTTCTTCTTCGCAGCCCTCAAACCCGCCGTGATAGCTGAAGCAGCGGTCGCAGAAGTGATCTGCTGCGCTCTCAGTGTGCGGCTCGAACGTGTGGTGATCTTCTCTCATGTCAGTCTCCTTAAATGACCTGTCTCATCAGCGCCCAGCGGTCAGTCTGGAACGGACCCCCGAAGGGGTTTCGACTTAGTGGTGGCGCTCGGTCACCAGATCATGCTCCCAGCTCTTCAGAATCCGTTTACGCCATGCGTCTGGCTTTTCGTCCGACACGTTAACGGTGAGGCCAATGTGCTGGCGGATATCCTCGAGCGTGTAGGGATCATCAACGAACTTGCCGCTGTCGCTCCGCTTGACCCGCACACAACCTCGAAGGCGTTCGAACAGCGCGATCCGCTTGTAGAACTCTTTGTAGTTGCTTTCGGTGATCCGGCCCAAGCCAACGACCATCGTGAGGAAGATCAAGTTTTCGGTGGACTGCGTCAGTCGGCGCTGAGGCTCACCCTCCTCTGTGTAGTGAAAGAAGCAGACTTCTTCGCTGTTCGCGATGTTCGATACGTTCCAATTCAAAGACATAAATATTCCTTTCGTATTTGGCACTAGCGCCATCCTCGCGGCGGATTGCTCCGCCGTCTGGTGGTGTTAGGCTTGCCACTCACGCTCCCATCCATATTCGCGGAAGCTCCTAAAGCGGCTGTAGTAGTTGCGTTTTATCCAGTGATAGCGCCACTTGGCCTGTCCCTTGGTGAGGCCAGTCCAGCGCTGTTCTGGCTCATCGTTGCCGTAGCGAACGAAGGCTGCGTAGGTGCTGAGATATGCCATGTTTTTTCTCCTTGCTGAATTCATCCTCGCGGTGGAGCAGAACCCCACCGTCTGGGGAAGTCAGAAATTTACGACTTTGCCGCGAGTGGCCTCGACCATCTCTGCCATCTGAGCGTCCGCCCACTCCTCGATGTTGGCGTCGATCAGATCGTCTGCCTCTTCCCGCAGCCGACCAGCGAACCAGAACTCTCCGCCGAATAAGACCTTTTCATCGTCGGCATATCCGTCTGCTGCAGCGTCCATTGCGTTGGCGACTGCCATGATCATGTTTACGTCTTTCATGTACTTTCTCCTTGCTAAAATCACCAGACGGCAGCGGACTGCGGTGTGATGATCCTAGCGGGGACAGAAGCCCCCGTAGGTATCAAGCGTTTCACAATGTCAAAGAGCGGGTCAGTGTTTTGTGTCGCTGCCGACGACCTAGTAAATAGACGAAGGTATTTTGATGTGTCAACCCACCCCCAAACATTTTTTTATGTTTTTTTACTTCATGGCCCATAACGTATTGAAAAAGTTTCGATAAAACTTTCTTTGCACTCGCGTACAACGTCACTCGATGATATGGAGATCGTAGTGATTAACCAGTGAGACCTATTGTGGATTTGCCAGCCATTGACCACCGCCTTGGGCGGATCGAAGAAGAGATGAAATCCATAGCGGATGCGCTGCGGCTGCTGTCGCGGGTGGATGAACGGTTGCACGGTCACAGGGAGGCCATCGACGATCACGAAGGGCGGCTGCGGTCACTGGAGAAGTCAGCGACTAACCAATCTGGTGCAATCAAGATGGCTGAGCGTTTCATCTGGTTAGCGGTGACAGTGGGCCTCGCCCTCATCAACTTAGCCTAAAATTTCGGCGGAAAAACCCAAGAGGCAGCGACCCCATCATGTGGATGTCATGTAGTGGATAAAGAGCTGGAGAGATGGCTAGACGCAGCCTTCAAAGAGATCGAGCCGTGCATCACTGAACGGACAGGCAAGCCCCAGCCTGTTGACGATGAGGATGACGGCGAGTAAAGCGAAGGGCATAGACCCCGCTGGCCTCTCGATGTGAAAAGCTTGATCGACTGAGTAGTGAAGCACACTAGTGGGGTCGCTTAGATTGCACCCCAAAAATTCGGCGGAAAAAAGAAAAGGGGCCAGCGATGCCGACCCCCGTTAATTCCCATATAGGGGAGAGAGACTAAGCCATAGCCTTCATGGCTGTCATAGCTTCCCGCATGGTGGTGAAGGTCTCGATGTACCGGACTTCGTCGTCAGTCACCTCATAGGCTTTCCAGATCGACCCACGCTTGTGTCCGTAAGGCCAGCGCCCCAGCTCAAAAGACTTTTCATTGATATCGATGAGGTAGAGGTTGGAGGCGACCTTATCGATGATCGGCTCGTTCTTTGTGTACATGTCCATTGATCCTTTGTGTAGTGAACGCGCCGCCAATACGGACGGATGATGAAGGCGTCAAGACACGTCATGGCTGCCCCAAAATTTCGGCGGAAAAACCCAGAGGGCGGCGATCCCGTACTCTTGTTTCCAATAGAGGGATAAGACTGTATAGGGAGAGGACAGACTGCAATGAGGATCAATAGAATGACCAAAGAGAAAGAGCTGAGCCCAGAGGGTAAAGCACGCATCATGGCTAGCCAGAACCCTGACTACATCACGCCAAAGCAACAGGCGTTTATCCACGCCTACATCGCCAATGGTGGCAACGGTTCGCAGGCAGCAATCACCGCAGGTTATGCACCGAAAGGTTCGCGAGTGACGGCGTGTGAGCTGCTTAAGATGGAGAAGATACAGAAGAGGCTGGTACCTACATTGACGGAGCAGAAGGAGAGGCTCTCGCTCGATGCTGACTGGATAGTCTCGAAGCTCATGGACGAAGCCAAGGACGATGACAGCCCCGCAGCCGCACGCATCCGCGCTCTCGAGCTACTGGGTAAGGTAGAAGGTATCTTCGCGCCTGAGAAGAAACAGATCGAGACCATCAATGGCGGCGACTTCCTCGCAAACCTAGACATGAGCGACGAAGACGACAGCGATACGCTGCAATAGGTACCCATCCGACCACGACCCTGACTAGGTTGTCGTCGTTTGCCCTTTGTTTTTTTTGGGTTTTTTTCTGGGGCTTTGGTTTTTGCCTTGGCCTTGGGCTTTTTCCCAGCGGAAAACGGCTGCGGATCGTAGGTGGCATGCCCCTGCCTGTGCCTGTGTGCATAGGGGGGAGGGGGGAGG